GGTGGCGCCGCCGGCCGCGACGCGATGAAATACCGCGTCGGGTCGTAGCCGTGGTCCGTGATCGTCGGGTCCCGCTCGTCCGAGAACACCGGCTTACCCAGGTCGGTGCCGATCTTAACCCGACGCTGGGCCCGGATCTGCTTGATGGCGTGGACGCAGCCTTGTGGATACCGATCGTTGCGCTTCAGGAAGAACAACCGCGGGCTGCCCATCTCTCGCGTGAACGGATGGATGCGCTCCGGGTCGACGCGCAGGTACTCGTTGATGCGGTTCCGTGTCCCCAGCTCGTTGTTGTCGGCCGGCGTCCAGAAGATCGCCGTCTCTCGCGGCTGCTCGAGCACTTCGCTGTATTCGCTCGCCACACTCCACCGGCCGCCCTTCTTCGTCGGCATCGTGTGGAAGATCGACGGGTCCGCGTAGTCGCCCTCGTAGCGGTCGCTCTGCAGGTCGGTCAAGCCGCTGATGTTGGCCCGGTGCGTCGAGATCATCGGCAGGGCGTAGTAGTACTCCTGCCAGCAGAAGCAATTCCCGTTGCGGTCGACGGCCCACCACAGACAGCACGTCGGCGCCGAGTCGCCATAGTCCATCGTCCGGAACAACGTGCAGGTCCGCCGCAGGTAGTCTTGCAGCTCGAACGAGCCCTCGATGATGGACCGCTTGTCGACGGCGTGGATCGCGCCTTCCGGTTGGCCCCACAGTCCTTTGACGTTCCGCCGGATGAACGCCTCGTCGTGCGCCATCAAGAACGCGAGGTTCTCTTTCGACAAGAACTTGTTCGAGGTCGACGGCATGTGGATCATCTTGTAGCCGCGCGCCTGGTAGGACGGCCGGGGCGATCCGTCGTCGTTCACGCCCTGGCTCATGTAGAACTCTTCGCTTTCCTCGTGGAAGCGCCGGTAGACCCAATGCGTCTCGACGTCCGGGTTGACGCAGAGCGTCATGTACGGCGGGGGAACGGGCGTCCCTTTCTCCGGGTGGACGAACGGCCACGGCTTGCCGCCGCTCACCTCGCGCCACCAGTTCAGCTCCGCCTGTGGGACGATGCTGATGTCCCACCGCGACAGCCGGCCGAGCAGCATATCGAACACTTCCTCCATGTGTTCGGGGTTCTCTTCGGCCTGGTCGATCACACCCCAATTCACCTCGAGCCCGCGAATGATGCCTTCCGTCTCAGGTTTGTCGAGGTGCAGGAACAGGATCTCGGACTCGTACGGCCGGCGCAGCTTCACGTAGCCGTTCTGGTCGTTCCGACGGCCGCCGCGTTTGGGGTCGTAGAGGTCGGCAGGGCACACCTTGAAGAACGTGGACATCGTCGTCGCGCGCAGCTCGCTGCCGACGTGCCGGGCGATGAACCCGCGGTTCTTGTAGTAGGTCGTCGAGAGGTACAGCCCCTTCAGGACCGCATCCCAAGTCTTGCCGCTCCCCCATCCACCGGATAGGCAGAGCGGCGTCGGCCCGTGCTGGAACCCCTCGAGCTGCGCCTCACTGGCCCATTGGACGGGGCGAGACTCCCGTTTCAGTCCAGGAAGCGTGAACGCCGTCAGTGCCGCGAGACAGATGGAGAGCACACGTCCTACGGCGCGAAGTACGCGGTTACAGCGCCATCGAACACTTGCGTCAGTCCGATGTTGATGCCGGTGGTTTGTCCGGCCGCCACACTACCATCGTCGACGTCACTCGTCCCGCCCGCGCAGCCGCTCGCGCACGTCACACTCCACGGGTCCGAGCCGCCATTCGATGGCCCTTGCGTGACGGTGCCTCCACCTCCGCCTCCGCCACTCCCGCCGCTCGCAAGACTGGCCGTCGACGCTGAGCCGTTCGCCGTCGCATCGGACTGCGCCCGGGCCAACGTCGCCAACAACACGAGCAGCCAGAACGTGATCAGCGTCCACCGGCCAATTCGCATCTTCGTCATTACGTCCATAACAGGATCACCGTCCCGTCCTGTGCCGCTCGCAGCCAGAACGCAATGTGGTTCTCGGAATACGCGGTGCCGTTCTCGTGGAGCTTGGGCAGCGTCCGCTCAAAGCCGGCGCCGATGATCACGTAGTGCGCTTCGTCGTCGTCGGTCGAGTGGAGCTCGAGTTCCCCAGCCGTCCCGTTCTGCACCCGTGCAGCCCGTCGCATAGCTGGGCGGAACGACCTGCAGCTTGTCGCCGGCCGTCACCGTGAACCGCTGGATGGTCAGCGACCGACTCTTCATCGGATGGGGCCGTTCGGGTTCTTCGTCAGCTCGTGGTACTGGGCCCGCTGATGGCGCTGCGTGAGCAGCTCAAGCCAGATGCACACCAAGAGCACGACGACGATCAGGAGCGCGACGGCGGACACCGCCAGCCACGGCAGCCAGAAGTCCCGGTAGACCTGCTGAACCATCAATTGCGCGATCAACAGCATGTCAGCTCCAAAACGGCTTGCGAGGATGCCCCAGGAACGACGATCGCCGAACGGGTCAATGTCCAGCACCCCCCGAAACAGGGGCACGACCGATACCGTTGTCGCGTCCCCCAGCGGGGATCATCAGCTCCGTCAGCACCGTCGCCTCGCACTGCGGACTGCGGTTGCGATGGTCCGCCGCGACGAACCCGATCGTCTTCGGCATCCAGTCCCGGATCAGCTCCGTCGCGCCGCGGGCCGGCACCTCGAGCAGCCGACTCTTCGCGCCGCACTGCTGGCAGGAGTACCGCACGATGATGGTGTCAGTCACTCGTGATCTTCACTTTCGAGCCAGGCGGCAGGATAAACGCCGGCACGTCCGGCATCCCCTCGTTCGGGTCCTTCGGCTTCGTGAGCCCATACGCCTCGTAGTCCAACTTGATCGCTTCCGTCTTGGGCCAGAACCGCACTTTGAACACCCGGTCAATGATGCGGTCGCCCGCCCTGGCGTTCTTCATCACCCATTCGACGCCGGCTAACGCCGACCGAGCCTCTGGCGGCCACTCCCGCAAAGGCAGCAGGTTGCCCCGCTCGTCGAGCACCGACACCGGGTCGAACAGCGCTACGTGCCGGTTCTCACGCCGCAAGCGGGCGATATACGCCTCGTCCTCGACGCGCAGCAGCTCCTCACCGGCCTCCACAGCCGCCGCAACCTTAGCTTTGTTTAGCAGGCGGCTCGCCGTGACGTGGGCGCTGTTCCTGGCATAGCCGGCCCGGATGGCGGCTTGGGTGCCGTTGTGCTCCTTGAGGTATTCCGCGACGAACCGAGCTTCTTTCCCGCTCAGTCCGTCGCGCCTGGGTGTCACTGACCGACGCGCTCGCCACGACCGGCCGAGCTACCAGAGAAGGGGGCTTGGGGTGGCGGTCCTGATGGTTCCTTGTCTTTCCCGTCAACGGGACGGCTGGCGTCTTCGCGGACAGGCCGCGGGTAGAACCGACCTTCCTTGGCAGCCTCGTCCTGGCTGTGGGCGACAGCGGGTTCCAGCATGATGAACTTGGTCGAGGGGTGTGCCAGCTTGGACTTGAGGTAGTCCTCCGCCACCCAGCGGGCCTCATCGTAGTCGGCGCTGTTGCTTTCGATGGTGACGTCGTAGACGCCACGGGTGGGCGACATCTGCGACTTATAGCGTAGTTTCCACTGCCACCGGGTCTTGATCGGTTGGCGTGGGGAGTCTGATCCGGCCATTCCGCGCTCCTTTGAGAAAAGCGAACGGGAACAGACTACGCCTGAGCCCTGCTCGTGTGCAAGGCTCAGGCGGGCGTTGGCAGGCTATTTGAGCGGGAAGTGGGTAGCGGCCAGGTCGGCGAGGTGGTAGACGGTGAGGATGCCGAACACGATGAACCCGGAGATCACGAAGCTGAAAAACAGGAGCGCCAGCGACTGAATGTGGCCGTTTTCCCCCCACATCTCGCCGGTTTCATGGAACCGACGATGGGCTGAGCGGAGGCACCGCGCGCAGATGGAGCTGGTCGCGCCCCGCGGCAGGTTCCGGCCGCACTCCACGCAGCGCCATTGCGCGGAGCCGTCCCGTCGACGGGATGGGCAGTCGCCGGCCTCGTGGCCGCAGCACGGGTAGTCTTCACAACGTGGCATTGAGCACCTCGTGTTCTGAACAGTGAACGTCGATGTCCCACTCTTCGTCGTTGTCTTCGAGGTGGGGGAAGGCGTAGACCTTGCGGTCCTTACTGGCCCACTCCGTCTGCTCCGCCTCTTGGGCGGCCTTGGCGTCGGCTTCGTTGGTGTGCACGCTCACGATGCCGGTGTCCCCCACTATCTCGGACGGGGGAAAGTTCCATTCGAGAGAAACGATCCAGACGGTGCCGCTCATCGGTCACTTCCGAAGTCCTCACGCATCGAGCCGTCTCGAAACGTGCGATAGCCGCCCTGAAACCTGCCGGTGTCCTGTGTTGGTTCGTCGTCGTGCGTGTGGATGATCTCGTCGTCGCCGGTCATCGTGATGTCCGCAAGGGCGTCCTCCACGCCCTTGCATTCACAGATCAGTTCGCCGTGTTCGTCCGCACCCTCTGAGGTTTCGATCACGCTGCGGGCTCGCGACAAGATGTCGAGCAGTTGTGAGGCTTTGAGTTTCATGCGAACCTCTCGCCGGTTTCCTCGCCCCACTGCGAACGCGGGGCCAGCTCCTGCCCGGTGGAGCTGTAGATGCGGCCACACTCGCAGTCGATGCCCTCGCCGCGGGTATCGCCGTCGAGCACCACGATCCGACCGCAGGCGCAACGCCCTTCGGCCGGCACACTGAACGAGTGGCGATACACGCGGACGCCGCGGTCAATGACGTTGACCTCGCCCATCGCGCACGCCTTGTAGTTGTCCGCCGACGCCTGATGCTTGAACGGCAACAGCGTGCCGTCCTCGCGGCAGTCGAACCCGAAGCCGGCACCGGGCAGGTCAACGCGCTCGAAATAGCGGTCGTATGTCACCTGCTCGATGCGCTCACGCCGTTTGATGATCGTGAGACTCATCACAGCGCCTGCCATTTCTCTTTCGCGGGGTTGAAGTACTCGATGCTGGTGCAGCCCGAGTCGGGCCGGCCGTAGTCGTCGAGCGGGCCGAACGCATCCTCGCTATTGGCGTCGCCGACGAACCGCCCGACAAAGTAGATCTCGCCGTCGTCGTCCTTCATGCGGAACTGCGCGCCCTCGCCGGCTGCGAGCTGTGCCTCGTGGGCCGGCGTGATGTCGCGGGGTCCAGTGATGTTCACGGTTGTGCCTTCGAGCACGTCCGCTGTGATGATCCACCCGTAGCCGGCCATCACTTCGCCTCCGTCGACGTTGTCAGCGTCGGCAGTCCCAGCACGACGTAGCAGAACTTCTCCAGGACGTCGCGGTCGGCGGCCGGCATCGCGTCGAGCACTTGGCGCAAGTCAGAGCCCGAGGTTTCGCGCGAGGTCCCGTTCGCCACGGTGATGGACACGTGTGACGGCGTGATGTAGATGCTCATGCGCTTCATTTCGCCACCGCCGCGAAGGTGGCTTCTTCGGCCGTGTAGGCGTCGAGGATCATCTGGCGGACGGTGTCTGTGCTGGTCGTGTCGACGATGGGACGCAGTAGCGCGAACGATCGACGCTCCCCGTTGACGGAGTACTGACGCGCGGGAAACGTGACGCTGCGGCGCGTCGTGCTCTCCCACACCGCGAAGCCGATCAGCTTCGTACCGGCCAACGGGCCATCTGTGAAATGGAGTTCTGCGTCTGCGAGCTTGCCGGGGGGGTTGCCCTTCTCATTCAGAACGATGTGAACCTTGAACATTCGCCTATTCCTCCTGTGCGGGAGTCTAAGGCGGGACGCAAGCACTTGTCAAGTAGTCAGTCGCCGAGCAACCGCTTGATCCAGTGACGTTCGACAACAGGCGCCGCATCGAGCACGGCCGCCGCGGTGACGGGCGGGTCCAGTGGTGGCGGTGTCGCGATGTTCTGCATCCCCTCAAGCTGCCGGCGTTTCTGGCGCTCCATCTGAAGCTGCTTAGTCCGCTGGGCTTGTTCCTCGTCGCGTCGCTTCAGCCGGCGCGTCTCGACTTCCTGCGCGACCGCGAACGTGATCAGGCCGGCACCCGCGTTGACCATCGCCAGCTCGCTTTCGGTCAGTTTCTCGAGCTTGCGCCACATCACGGTGGTGATCCGCTCCTTCGCCGGCCACTGCTGGAAGAACCGATACAACGCGAGCAACGGCGTGTCGTTGCTGATCGGCGCCGGCAACATCTGCATCGCTTGCTGCATCTCAAGTAGCACGGTTTGGCTCTCGTCCGCGCGGTTGGACTCGCGCAACGCCAGAAAAGCGGCCTGCATCGTTTGGAGCACGAACTCGTCGACTTCACGTCTCGTGATCATGTCTGGTTCCCCGTAATGCTGTAGGCCAGTGCCCGGCGATGTTCCTGCTGTAGCGCCTCAAGCTTCTTCTGCCCGTCCGCGAGTGCCCGGCGCATCATCTCTAACTCGCTGCGTTCAAACTGGTCCTGCGTGTCGGTCGGCGTCGGGTTGTCCCGGCACCAGAACCGCACGGTGTCGGCGATCCACGCGGGGATCTTGCCGGCGTTCAGGTCCCGCACGTCTTGCTCGCTGATGCACGTGATCACGAACCCCGGCGTCGGGTTGCCCATCCCGTTCTTGAATGTTACGGCGCGAGCGGCTTTGGCTTTCTTCACTAGTCCTCCGGCACGAACACCGTCGGCCACACCACCTCGTAGAGTTGGCGCCCGACCTGCACCTCTTTCGGCGGCAGCGCCTTCATCGGCCCGCGGCGGAGCGCGTCGAGCTTCGCCTGGTGGGCGTCGACGCGGACGCGCTCCTGTTCGACGATGCCGGCGATCGGCACCCCCGCATCCCGCGCGCAGCGGACGCAGTAGCCGTGCTTGCCCTGGCTGAACCGCCACCCGCAGCCGCGGCAGGCGCGTTTGTGAATACGTGCGGTCATCAGTCGTAGTCTCCCCGCTCGAGTCGTTTGCGGTATTCCGCCGTTCTGGCCGCCCACCCACGCGTCACCGTGAACAGGGGTGGCACCTCGCCCTTCCGCTCATCTCGGTAGATGTCCAACCAGCAGATCCCGCTGCCGCACCGGACGTGCTCGTCGAGCCAGAACACGATCCACCCGCGGCGGCGCAGGTAGCGCATCAGCAACCGATCGAAGGCGCGCAGCATCAGTGCCTCCGCTTCAGCGGCCGTTCCACGTAGCCCTCTGGCGGTGCGAACAAGATGCCAGGGCTGTGACTGACACCGTCCCACGGTTCGTTGGGCATGACGATCGAGCCGAACTCGTCCCGCGGCAGGTCGTCGAGACACACCACGCGTTCTTCACGAGGGTCGGTGCCCACGAAGGTGTACTGCTTGCCGGTCGAGCCCTCGCGGATCACGAGCGGGCCGCCGTAGTCGTCCATTTCGATCTCGTCGTCACTCATCACGCGCTCACTTTCTGTTCGGCCCACAGCCGCGCATCGTTTCCGAACACGTCCCACCCCTCGTGCCGCTCGCGCCCGAACAGCTCGCAGTACGGCCCGTCGTACAGCCGCTCGATCATCTGTCGGACGCTCTCCGGCTTGCCGCTATGCTCCGATGTTTGCCGTTCCGTGAACACCGAGTCGAACATCGGTGTCGGGCGATCCGGTGTGCAGCTCCCACGCGTGCAGATCAGGAGATGCTCGTGCCGGATCGACACGTAGTTCCCGAAGGCGTTGTCGACTTTGTCCCACACCATCCCCGTTTTCGCCGTGAAGCCCCAGGCGGTGAGGATGCGGTACGGGTCCGGCGTGATGCCGTCGCTGGCGTAGTAGAGGAACGGCGCCGTCACCCAAAAGAACATCACGGCGTTTTTGGCCGCGTGTGCCTCGACGGGGAGCTTGCAGCCGTCCTCGATCGTCATCCCCGGATAGTGGTCCTTTTGCCCGCTGCCCGACGGCGGCCGGTTATTGTAGAGCCACGGATAGTCGCACAAAAACACCCGGTACTGCCCGAGTAACGTCGCTTGCCCTTCGATGATGCGGCGCCGCTTGGCCGCGCGCAGCTCGAGCCGCAGTTCCCGGAGCCCCCACCCGTGGCTGGCCACTTCTTCGAGCCAGTAGCTTTGCTCCTTCGCCGGCAGGCCCGCGACCGCGGCATGAAGCTCAAACTCCACGTCGGTGCGCCGCCGCGAGCCCTCGATCGCCGCGACGGCGCGCTCGTTCTTCAGCGTCTTTTCGCTCAGGCCGGTGTGATGGGACACTTGGGATATCCGGTCCTGCCAGTCCCCGCGACTTTCACCGTAGCGCATCCAGTCGGCCCGCCACCACCGCGACGCCTTCGCCGCGCGATCGATGAACTGCCCGACGCCCTCGTGTTCGGCGAACTTCGGTGTGCCGGTGACGGTTATTCCCGTCTCGTGAAGGGTGTAGTGCCCAAGGACAATGGGGCGCACAGGGTCTGCGAGAGTCGGCGTGCTGCGTCTTGACATTTGGTGTGATCCCACATCGGAAAATAGAAAGCCTCGTAGTGAAAGAAGGCGTCGCCTTGTGGCAACAGGAAGCCGTGCCCGCTCTTGTACTTATTGAGCACCCGCTTGTATAGCGGTCGCCCGTCCTCGATGATGCCGTGCGCCTCGTGCAACCGCTCGCGCTGGAACACGAAGAATTGCCGATCGTCGCCGATGCCGTACCACTGCCAGTCGGCGGCGCAATAGATGCCGGACGGCACGAACTCGCGCCCGTCCCGCGTCAGCTCGTTGTATTCGATATAGAGGTTGCCGTGAATGACGAGCCCCTCGTCGTGCTTCAGCTCGAGCCCACGGTTCGTGTCACCGTGACGGAACTGAAGATCGCGGCCGATGAGGTACTCGAGGTCGTCGACGCCGAACGCGCGCAGCTTGGCGACCTGCTGAGAGTCCCACACCTCAGACTTCGCCATCTGCTGCGCGCGGTACGCGTCGTACGCCTCTGGATCAGTCCTCTGCTGCATCCTCGGCCTCGTCGCCCGCGTCGTCGAGGTCCTCGGCGCCGTTGTCGAGATCGTCCTCGATATCGGCCATCTGGCCGGTTTCCTTCACCGTCCGCACGCGCAGCTTTTCCTCACCAGGTGAGCGCAGGAATTCCACCTTCGCAAACCGATACGAGCTGATGTCGTTGTCGTGCATGTACTTCAACGCGCCCTGGCGAATGCTGTCTTTGTCCGCGCGGTGCGTTGCCTCGGCGTCGAGGATCTCACCGATGGAGTGCGCGAACTTGTCGAGCGCCGTGTGACGGACCTGCTCCATTCCCGGCAGCGGGACACTGCGCGGCGTGTGATGCTTCTTCGCCTTCTTCCGCTTCGGGAGCGTCTTGCCGGCCTGCATCGGTTTGCCGGACCCATTGGTCGCCTTCTTCGTTTTCCGCACCGCGTCGAACCTGTGCTTGCTCTTGGGTACCTTGCCGCGCTTTAGCTTCTTCATTTGAGAACTCCGCGCTCCTTGCGTCGACAGTACTCCGCGATCAGGAGCGCATCAGCGATCGCGTGAGTCACTTTGAAGGTCGGGAACAGTTGTTGGGCCCGTGCCTTCGTGACGTTCTTATCGCCGCGTGAGCGGCACTGCATCACGTCCTGCCACTTGGCCGGCGTGGTTTGGTCGTAGGGAATGTCCGCGGCCACGAGGAACGCCTCGAGGTTCCCGTAGCCGCGGCCGAACGTGAACGCGGACACGACACCCATCTGCGGGCTCGCGCTCACGTACTCGAGGATGCACTTGGACGCCTGGTAGCGCGTCCGCGAGCAGTTGCAGGGGATGCCGCCGACAACCGAGAACGACACGCACGTCGGATCGTGGTCGATCGGGCCCTTGTGGGCCAGCAGCGCGAGGTACACGTCCTGCGGCGTGATGGGCATCGGGTCGACGCGCAGCACGGTGCCCTCGTCGTTCACCGAAGCCATGCCGCCCGTCTTGCCTGGGTCGATGCCGATATAGATCATTTGGCCGCCGGCAGGGGCTTGCGCGACGCCTCGAGGATCGGGAGGTTGGTTTCTGTCGGCACATAGATCACCTGCGCGCCGTTCTTCTCGGCTTCCGCGAGGTTATGGATCCAGAGGTAGCGGAGGTAGTCCTCGTTGTCCTTCAACGACTGGCCGATGATCTTGTTCGCCTCCGCCACGCCGCGCGCGCGCTCGATCTCCGCTTGCGCGAGGTGTTTGGCGCTCTCTTCGGTCTGCTGCGCCTCGAGGGTTTTGACTTGCCGGTTGTACTGCGCTTGCGCTAACTCCGCCTGCCCCTGCTTCTCGCTCGTGTAGACGTTGTAGAGCGGGCAGCCGGCCATGCCGATGCCCATCACGATCGCCAACAGCGCGAGGGTGACGACGGCGTACAGGCCGAACGGGGGATCGCCTTGACTCATCGGGAACTCCGTATTCTAGTCAGGTTTCGGGACACAACGATGCACGTCTGACCAGGCGTACACGTCGTATTTCCGCCCGGTGTCGCCTTGGTGTTCGGTGGCTCTCACCGGCTTGGCGTCCATATTGAGCGGGATCGGTTTGCCGGTGTCGAACCGGGTGAACATCCGAAACGGTTGCTTGCACCGCCGGCAGCGCCCGCGGTAGGTGAAGCTCTTACCCGCCCACACGTAGAGCATTGAGCCGATCGTCATCGCAGGTAGCTCAGAACCGTGAATTCGATCTCGAGCAGCTCCTTCGCGCGCAGGCGACACGTCACCAGATGGCTGGCCGACCAGTCGTAGGGGTAGTGGAGCCGTTCGAGGTAGCCCTCGCGCATCTCCTTGGCGGCGTTGATGATCTGGTGCTCGAGCGCCAGCTCGCGGTCGGCGTCAAATTTGGGGTTCAAAACGGTTGCTCCACTTCCTCGACGAGCAGCGGACGGCCATTCGAGCGCCTGGCGTTATTGAGGATCTGGTTCTTCTCGCAGATCGCTGCACTGCCACACGGCGGCCGATGGATGCACTTCCACTCAGGCCGGCTGGCCCGCTGCGCCGGCACGTGCTGGTTGATGCTGGCCGCGAACGCCCCGAACGAATGCCGGGCCTTCACAAAGAACGGCTCATCGTTCGTGATGTACATCCCGAACCGCGCGATCAGGTCTGCTTCCCCGTAGCGTTTGTAGAACTTCTTGAGTTGCGGCCGGTCCCGGAGGAACGTCCACGAGTACTGATCGGCCTGACCTGGCGCGTACCGACTGCACCACGCGCTGTCGAACGCCGTCTCGAGCCGGCGTAGCACCTTGCCCCACGGTTCACCGCCGCCGAGAATGACGGCCAGTTCCTCCGTGATGGCGTACGTTTGTGCCTGCACCTCGCGGAGCTTCTCGAGCAGCTTCGCCGCGTCCCTGAGCCGCGCCGCGTTCTCGTCCGTCATTCTCTGCCTCCCACGTCATGTACAGCACCCCGCCTCGCGTCACGATCGCCCCCCGCCGGCCGGGGTTATTCACACACCGGATCGCCATTTCCATCAACGTACTAAACCGAAACATCAGACGTACTCGAACTCGATGCGCGTGACCATCGTGCAGCGGTTGCAGCCCGCGTTGTGCCCCACGAACATGCTGACGAACTCTTCGGGCGTCATCGTGAAGCCTTCCTTCGCCACGTCGGCCGGCGTGATGCGGTCGAGGGGCTCGCGCGTCACCGACAGGAACCGGATCGGCCCGCCGATCTTTTCGATGGCCTCGCCGGCTTTGAGCCCTTGTCCCTTCACGATCGGCTGCACGACGGTGCCGATCCCAACGTTGCGGTTCCACCACCCCATACGCCTCGTGACCGTTTTCGAGCGGTTCCGTACCTGTTCCGTTGTGAGAAAGAAGCTCATGTTTCTCATCGTCGTGATCCGGGAGGCTGCGAGGTTCCTTGAGCGGGCAAAGCTCCCCTAAGCAGGGGCAGCCGTTGCCCAAGCGTCCGGTGTGGCCGGTCGGCCCCCGTCGCGGGCACGTTGATCGTGTGACGACACGTCGAACGCTCGACCAGACTCTTGGACCCGTCGCACGGGCCCCCTGCAGGCTCTAGTCGTTCAGCTCCACCCTGGCCCGTGTGCAGTACCCGGTACGGGCCCGTACGCTCGCGCGGCGCCCCGGTGGCGTTGTCATGGCTCCCGGCGTCGCGCGCCGGTTCGAGGGGAAGAGAGGGTAAAATGGACGGCAGTGCGCCCGTCCACGAGTGTCCCTCCCGACACCCGAACGCGGTAGAGCCTGATCGGGAACTTGACCGCCCGATCAGGCGGCACTTCTTATAAGCCTGTCCGCTGCGCCCCTTCAACGCCACAAGATGTTGGGCTATCACTTCGGCGTCTCTCCCTGTGGGGCGCGGGAGGCGGAGAGGGCGGCCACTTTCCCTATCACTTCCGTTGCCCGTTCGCGCATCTCCTGACGCCACCAGTACCACGGCTTGTGCTTGCGTGTCGCCCAATCGTCAGGCGGTGCCGGGAACTCTCCAGCCTCTCCGATCGCCCACGCGATGATCTTCCCGTAACCTTCTACGGCGTGGCGCAGCGCGGCGAGCTGCTGGCGGGCCTCCGCGAGAGCGGTTTCGGCCTCTTCGTATCGCCTGAACTCCACACGTTCTTTCAGGTAGTCGATCTGCTGGTCCTTGGCGGTGAGGGCGTCCCGCAATGCGAGATATCCCCTCATCAACGCTTGAAACTGTTCGACGCCGCGTTCGGCTTGAGCCTTCCAGGTATCTTGAACAACCTGCTCCTGCTCGTGGGCTTCAGACATCACGCAACTCCCTTCAGCATTGGTGTCGCTCGAGCGCCGCGACGACGCCCCGGAGACTCTGTTCGTAGCCGCCCTTCCAGTTCCGCGCCGCGCCTTTCAACCGTTGCACAAAGTCGTCGTCGAGCTGCGCCTCGCCGCGAATGTCGATCTTCAGCCGCAGTTCTTGCAGCACCGCGGCATTCTGCCCGCTGCCGTTGTTGGCGCGGGAGATCAGTTCCACCTCGCGCGGCGAGAAGATCACAAAGTTCATGGTTTCGCCTTCGGGAACCACGGCGCGGCCGTCGGGATCAACACCGTGTGATCGCCAGCGTGGCCCTTGTAGTTGCCGCACTGTGTGCCCTTTCGAGGTAACACACCATCTGGCGTCATGCCGCCTGGGCTTTTCGCAGGGCAACGCTCAGGCCCGATCGTTTGTTTCATCGCCCCCTCCTGGCCGCGTGCAGGTCGAGCAGTTCCGACGCCTCGCCGGCCGTCATCCGTCGGTGGGTCGGGATGTTCTTTGCCACGAGCGCGCGTCGCTGGTTCTCCGTCATCGGCTTCGTTTTCCAGTACGCATCCTTCCGCATTAGCCGCAACGCTTGGTGCCGCTCTTGGTCGACGAACGTCTCGGCGATCTTCGCGCCGGCCTCCGCGGTGTGGACGCGCGTGGCGAGCGTCCGCTGGCGAACCGCGCCGCCGTCCCGCGGCCGGATCGTCGCGCTCACGTCGTAGTGCCCAAGCAGATCCTTCGTCACCCGCAGGATCTCGAGCCCGTCGGCGAACGGGTACTGAATACGGTAGTCCTCCGCGCCCACCTTCACCCAGGCGAGCTTGCAGTCCTTCCAGACGGGTTTCGACACGGTCCACAGCTCGACGCTGCGGGCCCGCATCAACAGGTCATCCATCGACAGCCGGCCGACGCCTTCGATGTTGAAGCCGGGGTTCCGCTCGAGGAACTGCTCCACGTCGTCGGCCAGCTCGCGCAGATCCTTCCCCTTCGTCTTGAGGTTCGGGGGCAGGCCGTAGAGCATCGGCGCCGCCATCAGCGAGTGCTTGCCGGCGATGTCGACGAGATCGATCAGGACGCAGTCCGTCTTTTGCGGGTAGAGCCGGAGCCCGCGGCCGGTTTTCTGTTCGTAGGCGGTCGCGGACTTCGTTGGTTGCATGTGGATGATGCAGGAGGTCCGCGGCAGGTCGGTGCCTTCGGTGAGCACCATGCAGTTCGTGATGATGTCGATCTGCCCGTCCGTGAACATTCGCAACGCCATCGCCCGATCGGCCTTTGGCATCTCCCCGTGGACGGGTAACGAACGAATGCCGGCCGACTCAAAGGTTTTGTACGCATCAAAGGCGTGCTGCACGTCCACCGTGAACGCAATGGCCGCGCGGCCGGGGGCGTACTCCTGATACGCCTTCGCCGCGAGCCAGTTGCGCCGTTCCGTGTTGACGGCCTTCGACAGTTCCCCCTGTGCGAAGTCGCCCGCACGAACCTTGACCTTGTCGATGTGCTCGACGGTTTCGACCATCCACGGCTTGATCGGCACGAGCCGGCCGTCGTCGATCGCCTGCTTCACCGGATAACTGAACGCGATGGTCTGGAACACGCAGCCGAGCCCGATCTCGTCGGTGCGGTTCGGCGTCGCGGTGAACCCGAGCAGGAGCTTGTCCTTGGTGACCGTCTCGTCCCACGCCGCGAGCGCCCGCTCCATCTGGTCGTGGTCGTCGTATTCGGCCGCGACGGCGTCGCCCTGGCCGGGCGGCAGGTAGCCGAGCACGGTCAGCACGCCGCGGTAGCTGTTCGCCGCCGCGTGGTGCGCTTCGTCCACGATCACCACCCGCAGGTTCGGATGCTGGAACGCCAGCCGGCGGGCCCGGAAGAAATTGCGCGCCGCCAGCGTGTTGACCGACGCGACGATCGCCTCGCTGTAGCTGTTGGCGTGCCGGTCGCCCTGCTCAATAGAGACGAGCAAGCCCGGCGTTTGCCGTTGGAGTCGCGCGCAGGTCTGGTCGATGATCTCGTCCCGGTGCGCGAGGACCATCAGGAACGCGCCCTTCCGCTTGTCGCCGAGCGGGTCGGCCCACGCGCGCATCGGCGTCCAGGCCGGCAGCTCAGAGAACACGGTCGTTTTCCCGGTGCCCGTTGCCATCTGCACGAGGATGCGGGTCAGCCCCGCCTCGCGCGTCGCGCAGATGGCCTCGAGCGCCTGCACTTGCTTGTCGTACAGCTCGTTTCTCATGGCTATTGAAAACCGCTGGGGTCTATCACCGCCGGCAAAAGGATCGGCCGCGCCCAGTACTGCTTACCGCACCCGTTGCCCGGCTCGTCGCAGGTGACGACACGGCCTTCACGGAGCGCGTCCCAACTCTCGAAGTGCCGGCCGATCGTCAGGTCGAGCGGATAGTGACAATACGGGCACTGCACATGCACGATGTGAAAGCCGATCTCCATCAGTACCCCCGTCCCGCGCCAGGCAACGACGCCTCGAGGTCGAACGCGCTCTCTTCTCGGTCCACGATGGCGGCCACGGCGATGCACTCCGGAATGGTCAGCGCAGCGAGCCCGCGGTCCCGATCGCCGCGTTCTTTGGACACCATCCGCACGCGCTCGATGATGTTCAGCACCCGCACGATCCGTTTGTCCAGGTCCCGACTGCTCATCACACCACCTTCTTTTCCACGTGCAGCCGCACACCCGGCCAACGGTTGATCTGCGCGTCGAGCGTTCGCGCCTGCTCGTTCAACTTCGTCTGCGAGAACGTCGCCAGCTCCGCCGGGATGCCGAAGTGCAGCCGTTGGGTCGGGTCCAGCAGCGCCGCCATGAACGCGTTCACGTCGTAGACTTCCGCGCTCCGCGTGCCTCTCGAGCCCGCGGCGACTTCCTTCCTGATCGGCTCGACGGACTTGGTCTGTAACGGCGCGTGCGTGACCGCCGCCGCCTGCTGGCGGATCGCCGCGGCCTTCTTGTAGCCCTCGATCGCGTTGACGATCTTGACGAGCCCCAGCAGCCGGTCAGCGGCATCCTTGCCGTTATTCGTCTTGCTGAAGCCCGCCCGTGTCGCCGCGACGTGGGGTGGATAGTTCTGCAACATCAGGTTCACGAACGCCTGCTCGCGGTCTGACAGGCTCTCGGCTTCGGACTCGGCCCGGAGCGCCTTCGCTTCCATCTCCGCGATCTCGGCGTCCCGTGCGGCCTGCGCCACGCGCTCGTTCTCACGCCGTTCCGCCGCTTCGGCGTCCCGCTTCCGCTGCTCCGCGATCTGGTCCCAGGCGTTGTGCAGCCGGTTGCCGCGGTTGATCGCGTCCGTGAGCGCATCCTGCGGTCGGCTGCGCGCCGCGACGAACCGCTTATGGAGCTTGTTGAACAGCGAGGTGACGGGCTCGTGATGCTTCGTCGCGACGTCGAGCTGCACGCGCGCCATGCGGATGCGCGACACGATGATCTCGTCGTCCTCGAGGTTCTCCGGTTGCTGGTAGCCGGTGAATTGCGCCAGTGTGGCTCGCGCGTCCTTCTCGATCGCCTGCGACTCGAGGAAGAACCCGGCCATGCCCTTGATGAACTCCCGGACCTGCCCGGTCAGCGTCGCCACGAACTGCTCGTCCTCTGACGCCATCGACGTCAGCGCCTGCGTGACGATGTCGGGCTCGACGGGGAATTGCCGGTGGGGCCCGAGCTGCTCGCCACATTCGGGACAGACCTTGAATTGCGTGGTGCGCGCGAGCGTCTGGTGCGACGCCAGTGTGCAGTCGGTGTCCGTGGGCTTCGCCGGCCCGCGGGCTTTGGTGCTTCGCTTGATCATCCTTATCCTCCGCGCGCCAGTCTACCGGCGGCGCTTCCGTTTGTCAATTAGTCCGGCCGGCCGCGTCCACGCCGAGATGAACCGTGGCGGGTCGAGCGCATCGAGCATGATGCCGGCGAGCTGTTCTACCTCACGCACCGCGATCAGCACCCGTCGGAGCTGCGCCACGATCTCCGCCTTCGTGTTAGGCCGCGGGCTGTTCTTCTTCATAGGTGACTCCGTTGATCACGAGCCTGAGCGGCCCGTTCGCGTGTTGGTCGGTCAGCGCCTCGAGCAAGAGCCGCGCGCCCTTGTGGCCGGCGAACTGGATGTACTTGCCATCGTAGAGGGTGTGGTGCAGGTGGCAGAGCATCAGCGAGCCCTGCGTGCAGTGCCGCTGCGCTGGGTCCTTCTGGCCCATCGTTTTCCAGCGTTGCCACCGGCTGAAGTGGGCCCACTCGCTGCCGCCCTGGCAGTTGTAGGCGTGCAGGTCGACGCCGTGTAGGATGCGCCCGACGCGGCAGTAGCCGTCCCGCAGGACGCACGCCTGCCGCACGTGCTTAATGATCGTCGCTTCGGTCAATGCCGGATCATCCCAGGTGGCCTCGACAATGCCTTCAGCTCCTGCCGAACCTCATGTAAACGCGCGAGCCGCTCAGGGCCCGGCGCGAGTAGGAACACCTCGAGGACGGCCACCTGCGCCGCCGTCGCCCCGGCAATAAACATTCGGCGGGCGACCTCGAGATCCTCGTCGGACTCGCCGCTGGCCCGTAGCACGTCCAAACACTTCTCCATCGTGTCGCGGATCATTGTTCCGCCTTCGCCTGCAGGTGGCGCGCGATGCGCCGCCGTTTGAAGTCCTCGAGGGTGTTGATCAGGTCGAGCCAGTCCTCCCGCGTGAGCGGTTCGTGCTTTACCGTCCGCCATTCTTCATCTTCAGCCGGCGTCAACAGCCGCGCGGCGCCGGGGTCCAACGGCCGGCGGACCAGCCTCATCGGTGACAGCACTCGTGGATGATCTCCCGCGCCTGGTCGAAGTCTTTCAGGTTGCGATGCTGCTCGAGGAACCATTTCCCGTTCTCCTTCAGATAGAGCGCGAAGCGCCCCCACATTTCCGCCGGCATTCCGTCGCCGTGCTCCTGGGCAACGGCCAGCGCCTGTAACGCGGTCTGGATCTGATGCGCGAACTCCGGAACCCCGCTCTTGATCTCGACGACCGACAACAGCGAGTAGAGCCGCTCCACGCGATCAGGCCGGCAGCCGTAGCGGTAGTACGCATGAACACACGGTTCCTCGACCGCGATCACTTTCGGCTTTACCCGGCGCATGAAGTCGTCGTGGGCCTGCAACCAGCCACTGAACGCGCTGGTGACGGTCGCCACGTCCGTGATCGCGCCGAGATCGTAGTCGGCGGTGAGCCGGTGAACGCACGAGCCCCGAAACTGCGAGTCGAGCGTGTACCACCGGCTGTCGACGAGCCCGACGTGCTCGAGCATTCCCGTGATGTGCGGCAATTCCTCACCCGTGTCGAGCGCCGTGTAGACGTGGGCCGCCGCGTCGAACCGGAAAGGCAGTTCCGGGCCGCCAAATGAAGATCCGGCCGCGCTTAGGACCAATGTTCCAATGCGCGGCATCTTCCCGGAAGTAGCGTCGCCAGCGCGCGAGCGCGTTCTTGGAGTTGGCGTACGTTTCGAGCCGTTCGATCGTGCCGTCCGGGCGGAGATAGCAGACCTCGACATTCATCAACCCTCCTGCCCTGGCTCGCGCATCGGCAGCGGGCCCGGCGCCTCCACCGTTCGCATGATGGTGTTGTACTCCTTGCGCTTGATCTGGCTCGTGCTGTCGTAGCCGAACACGACCTTCAGCCACATGCGGATCTCGGTTTCGGTGCGCTTCGTCTTGCGCGCGATCACCCAAAACCGCTTGATCTGCTCCTTCTCGATCGGCTCGTTCTCTTTGGGGTGCGTCGCTTCCTTCGGGCCGTCGTCCTCGTGCCGGTAGTCGGCGTCGATCGCGTTCGTGAGATCGTCGAAGGTCCGGTAGTCAGTGGCCGCAGGTGGGGCACCGGCCGGCGGAGCGCCCTGCGGCTGTTTGCCCTTGCGGACGGCGATCTCGCCGCGGAGTGGGGGGTCCTGCTTCCGTCGGTAGCGTTCCTTGCTCTCGCCGCGATCGTTGACCGTTACGCGTACGGCGTTGTTCACCATCCACGCATTCAGCCAGTCCCGATCCCACAGCTCGAGCCCGACCCCGAGCCGCTTGGCACAGCGCCGCAGTGCCGACGCCGTGCAGGCTTCGATCGCGTCGCCGTAGCTCTGCTCCCGGTTCTTCTCGTAGTACTCCTGCTCCCCGTAGGCGAACGCCGCGGGCGTCCGGTGGATGTAGAGCATGTGCGGCATCACCACGGTCTTGCCGTTGTATTGGGCCTTGCCGACCGGGACGATCGACCAGCCGAGACGCCCGAAGGCGTCATTGAACCAACGGGTGTACGCCGGGTGACTCAAATACGGCTGGCCCGACGGCTTGATGAGGACGAGTTTCCCGTCGACGGGACGCGCGAGGATCGTCTCTTCCTTCTTGGTGAGCCGGATCTCGGCCACGCCGAGCGCGCCGAGCACCGCCTCTTCGCCGAGCTGCACGGCCGACGGCAGCGGGCCCGACGGCAAGCCGGGCGCGAGCACCAGCGCGGGCGGGAGCGGTTTCGGCCGCAGCGCGAGCGCCGTGATCTTCTCAGGCTTCTTCTTTTGGGCGTGTTTGACGTGCTTTTTTGACATCGAACCCCTATTTGCGGGATAACAGGAGCTGCTTCGCACCTGTTCCTCCGCTGTTGGGCCGGACACCTTCGCCAGTGTCCGGCCGTTTTTCTGTACTACGCCGGGTCGACCACACTCGCCGGGTCGTTGAACACGACCGCCTTGATCGCCCACATCGCGGTCGTTTCGTTCTCGGTCAACGCAACCGAGAGCTGCCGCGACTGCGGGCAGATCTCCCGCATCAGCCGCTCGCCCTCCGAGAAGTGCGCCCGCAGGCGGTTGATCTTCTCAAGGCCGTCGTCACTGGGTTTGTGGTACGCGTAAGGTTTGTCGATCATGCCGCGCGCTCCTTCAGATACTGCTTCGTGGCGTAGTGCCCGCGGGCGAGGTACTCGATCGTGTCGCCATCGCTGGCCGGCCGCGGCCACTTCGCTAGCCGTGTCAGTCGTGCCCGTGCCGCCTCGAACCGCTCCGATCCCGGTTTCGTCAGCACGCCCTGGACGCGATACGTGCTCTTGTCGAGGAAGATCGACGGCTGCCGCCGACCGCCGGGGTTAGTCAGTTTCTTCACGCCTTCACCTCGAGCCGGACGACAAGCCCCTCGTGGACCTTTTCCGCGACGACCTTCGCGATCATTTGACCGGCCGTGCCCTCGACAATTTCACGGAGTTGCTGTTGAACCTCGCCCTTCACAAACGCCTCAATGTCGCGCCGGGTAAAGTTGATCTCGCCCTCGACCGCTTTCTCGATGATCTTCACGAGCCGCGTGATGTCCTCGTCAGTCAACATCGTTGGGATCCTCCGCCGCAATGAGCCGCATCCGGCCCTTGAACATCTGGTTCCACGCGCGCCCGATCGACTCCGCCCCAATGAGCTTCGCGTGCTCGTCGGGTGTGCAGTCGTGGCACACGTAGGTCTTGCCGGCTTTGGTTTTAACTTCGAGGGTGGTGCCGTCGTGACCGACGGACTCAATGAACGAACTGGTAACAGGTGCGTGGTTGACCGCCATCGCCTTATCCTCCCACGCGAGAGTCTAAGGCGACAGCGGACTACTTGTCAAACGCTTAGGGGGTGGGGGTGTTGGCGTTGATCGCGTCCACGACCTTCTGCGCGTTCGCCAGCGACGAGGTTTCAGCCGCGGTCAACGAGTCGAGCACGCCCTGGATCGCCGCTGGGTCGTTGGCGGCCAGTGCGTCGGCGAGCTGCTGCTTCAGCGAGGCGATCATCGCCGTGTTGCCGTTCACGAGCGCAATGATCGCGTCGTCCTTATCGGACTCGGCGGTCACCGCGGCCATGACCTTGTCTGCCTGATCTTTGAGAGCTTGAAGTCCGGCCATAGTCTGTGTCTCCATTCGTCTGAGGGTGGCGAGAGCCGACAACACATCATCCAGCTTCTGAAGGATCCGTGCGTCGCCCTCGATGTGGTGGTGAACGTCAATTCGCATGTCGCGCGACATAATATCCGAAGTCAGTCACGTCGGGGCAACAGCCTCCGAGGCCACGGGCGCCGTCGCGACCGGCACGACCTTCACGGCATCGGGACCCTTGTGGATCAAATTGGCCACGCCGACCGCTGTTTCGATGCCGTCGTCCACGACCTTGCCGAGCGTCGCCGGGTCGACGGTGCCGGCCTTGATCGCGTCGGTGCCTTGTGCGAGCTTGATCGCAGTCTCGACCGCGAGCGCCTTTTTCTCGTCCTTCGTGCCGCCGTGCGCTTGCGCCAGTTTGATACCGGCGAGCACGGCGGGGATGAAGGGCGCAGCCGGCGTGAAGGCCAGCGCCATCGGGAGACTGTGTTCCAAGATGTCGATCCAGTTCATTGCCGCGTCCTTTCGAGAGGGTTAAGAGACGTCGCGCATTGTACCCCTCACACATCCAACAGCGGAAACTTCGCCTTCAACCGCCCCACGATCACCGTCAGATCCTTTAGCAGCGAGAACGTCGCCGTCACGAACGCGTAGAACACGGCCTCTTCCATCACCGCCCCGCCGAGCGCGGTGTGCGACGGCACAAGGTTGCGGATCGCGTCGATGCTGATCGCCGCCCCGACACCGGAAATAGCGAGAAACGTCGTGAGGAACGTGTCGATCCAGCGCACCAGCAGCGCGGTCGCCGTCGGAATAAACGTCGCAATGACGTTCGGTTGTCCGGCCGGCGTGACGATCTCCTGCTTCATCGAGTCGCCGGCTCCGGTGCCGCCCACGACCGTCACGTGAACGGGCTCGATCGTCGCCTGCTCGACTTGTGTGCTCATCGATCTGCTCCCGCCGCGCCGGCGAGGTTAGTAACGCACCGGCCAGGCGTACTGGCCGTTGATGGTCATGCTATAGCACCGCAGGAACTCGCAGTCCTGTCGGCCGTACTGCCCCCGCCGGTAATTCACGCCGCCGTCGTAGAGCCCCGCGTGGTGTGCCGCGAGGTGCGGCAGCGAGAAGTCGAACGGGTCGCCGTTCTTCCCCTCCGGCGAATGGAACATGCCGCCCATCGTCATTGCCGCTTCGGTTTTCGCGTTGTCCTCGAAGTGGGCCTTACTCGCGTCCTTGTCCGTGCGCGTTGACTCCGACGTGAAGCCGCCCGCTCGCGCCAAGTTCGCGATGTCCATCGTGTCCTTGCCCTTGCGTTGCCACTCGAAGAGGTCGTTGGTGTGGAACTCGACGTAGTCGCGAATGGGCATCGTCGGGAGCTTACTGCCGGCGCCGTTGCTCCCGGAGCTGTGGAGGAACACCGCGCCCGCCGGCTTTTGCAGCATCTGCACCTGCACGTCGATGCGGTTGTCGTTCACGTCGTTCTCGTTCACATCGGAGTAGAACCCGTACACGTCCCACATCAGATCAAGCAGCCGCCGCGTATGCCGCACCTGATCGTCCGGGTTCGGCATGATCGTCTGCGTCTGCGTGAGCCCGATCAGGTCGGGATACAACACCCAGGACGGCAGGTACTCGTGCAGGAAGCTGTCCATCAGCGCGTAGTACTGCTCGCCCAGGTCGGCCGGGTGAATGCGGTAGCGCAGCCGTGGGTCGTTCAGGTACAACGTCGTGTCCTGCACCGCGGCGAACCGCACCATGTTGAAGTGGTTGTCGACGAGCGACTGCGCGAAGGCGTCCGCACGGCCCGGCGCGTAGACGAAGTCGTTAAAGAAACGGAACCCGGTCGCGCTGTCGATGAGCAGTTCGGTTCCGTCGTCGCTATAGCGCGGAAACTGCCCATCGAGCTTAAAAGGGCGGACGCCCCCCACTTTCACGAGGGTGAACACGTCGCACTCGTACCCGCCGCCGCCAGGGGTGACGGTGTCGAGCAGGCCATGCAACACGCCCGAGAGCACATAGCCCTTCTTCACGATGCGAAGGGCTGCGCCGTTCAGGTTCGGGACGCCCGCCGGCACATCGAAACTGATGCACGGCGCCCCGTTGGCCGGATGGGTGTCGCGGACGCCCACGATCGGCGTGCTCATCGAGTCGGGTTGCAGCTCGCAGTGCGCGTCGAGGTGTTCGGGCGGGTCGGGAAAGATGTATCGCTTCATGCCGCGTCCTCCTTCGCTACGGAAGAAACCCGAGCACTCGGGTGATCCAGCCGGTGATATTCGTCGCCTGCGTCGGGTCACGTTCGACGAGTCGGCACAGGCGCACGCACCGCTCGACCACGTACTTCTTGAGCAGGACGGTCGCGTTGAACGCCAGCGCCGCGGTGACCGTCTTGGGGCCCAGGATGCCGTCGGGCGGCAGGAACCCGAGCACCGCTTGGAACCGCTTGATGGTGTCCGGCACGCCGCGCATCACCGCATCGTCGACGAGGCACTCGACCACGCGCGCCGACAAGCCGGCCGCCCACAGGGGTTTGAACGGCTCCACGTACACCGTCTGGTAGATGCTGAACGCGGTCGCTCGAGACGGCGGACCCTGCTCCCACGCGGCCGGGTGGCTGCGCTCACTGATGCCCCACGAGGTGCGCCCGCCGTTGTCGTTCTTGGCGAGGTAGGGTGCTTTGCCCTGGCCCTCGCGATCGAGGATGCCGTTGATCAGGTCGGTGACGGTCATGGGTGACGCGCCTCGAGGGGCCGATCGCTGAACCGCCGTTCCGTGCGTTCCCGCACTAGCACCGTCAATTCGGCGAGCTGCTGGGACACCAGCGTCCACTTATCGGAGATCTCGTGCATATCGGCCCGCATCGTCACCCGCCACGTTTCGAGCGCCGCGACACGCTCTGGTGAGACGGCGTCCTTCTCGAGCGCCGCGAGCCGTGCGGAGTGCTGGCCCATTTTGTAGGTCACGCCAAGAATGAACAGCGCCACGGTCACCGCGGAGCTGACCAGCCCGATCCAATTCGCCATGCTCAACGTCCTCGCGCGCCCGCGGCGGCAGTCGGCTCTCGGCCGATGGGTAATTGTAGAGCCTTCTGGTACCGCGCGAACACGGCCGCCCGTTGGTCGACGGGAATACTCCCCATCTGCGTCGCTTGCTTCCGTTGCAGGAGCGACCGGATCAAGATCCGTTCTTCTGGCGACGCGATCTCGTAGGCTCGAATGGCCTGCGGCAACGTCGTGGCCTGGAACGCCTGCTGCGGGCCCTGATACAGCAGGTTCCGCGTCGTCACGATCACCGAACGTGCGGAAAGGCCGCCTGCGCGAGCGGCTTCGGCCGCCGCCGCGGGATCGCCCTGGCGGGTCGCCACCTTGAAGTCTCGACGCGCCTGCGCTTTCTCGGCTTGGTCCTTCGTCCGGTGCGCGGGCGGTTGCAACCCGTGCAGGTAGTCCTCGAGCGGCGTGCGTGTCACCCGTGCGGGCGCTGGCGAAATGCCGAGCACGCTCTCGGCCTTCTCTGAGGGTGTGCCCGTCCGCCGCCCGTAGCTCGAGACGGAGATCGGCTCGAACTGGTCCTTCATAAACTTTGCGTAGTCCCACAACTGCACCCGCCACGGGTCCGTCTTGTCGGCTATTTCATCCCCAAAGATGGTTTCGTTCGCGTAGAGCTGCCCCACCGCCGTCGGCATCGGGGCCGTCCCGCCGAGCGTGTACTCGAGAATGGACTTCGGCATATCGCGGACGATGTCGTAGAAGATGCCGGCGTAGCCGGGCAACCGCACGCGCGTCGGCTTGCCGTTCGCATCCTTGCCGCCGTCGCGAGGGAACGCCACGTCGAGCGGGCTGTGCACATGGCCGGCGCCGTGCATCTGCTGGAAGATCTCCGACACGAGCACCTGCACCAGCACCGTCGCGATCATCAGCGACGTGTAGGGACTCCAATACCGTTCTTTCTGCTTCACGATCTTCGTGCCCTGCGGCGCGACCTGTCCCGCCGGCAGCACCTTGGGGGGCGTACCGGGTGGCACGGGTCCGGTCGTGTCCGGCACGACGACCTCGTATTCCTCTCGTTGACCGGGCACGAGCCGTCGTACCGGATCAGTCAGCCCTCGAGCCAGAATGATCGCCGAGCCGCCGCGCCACCCAGGCGCCATGATCAGCATGTGGACGGCCGACATCAGCGCGCGCGGCAGAAAGTAGTTGTCCCAAATGACCTCGCCGAGTGTCGCGTCGGTGAGGTTCACGGCTTTCGACGCGATGGCGAGCAGTGTCTGTTCGGTCGGGGCGCCTTTGAGTCCGGCCAGCTCCGCGCGAATTTGGGACTCCGCAGCACCGGCTTTGGCCGTCGGCACGAGCCAGCCCAAGATCGGCCACGCGGCGGCTTCGACGGCCGCCGGCAAGATCCGCAGCGCCGCCCCGAGGTATTCCGCCCCGGCTTTCCCGGCTTGCTTCCGCGCCCACTGCGCGTTCGCCCGTCGCAGATGATCCATGAACTTCTGCATCGAGCGGTTGTCGAATTCCCGGCTTTGTTTGACGCGCCCGCCGCCGGCCAGTAGCAGGTTCGTCGCCGAGTCGACCGCCAGTGACATCGGGTCCATCGTGTGCAGGTACTGCCAGCGGGCCCGACGGCCCCGCCGAATGACCGCCGCGGGCTCCGCGAGCGCCCTGGCGATACGTGTCACCCCACTCAACCGGCCGCGCGCCACGTCCGTGATCCCGCGGCCCGCCTCGAGCGCCGCGGCCTCCTGCGTGATGGTGAAGGCGTGGAACGCCGAGATCGCGAGCTTGGCCTGCACCAGCGCGTTCGCCGGCACCCGAACGAGCGCCCACAGCTTGTTGGCGCCGAGCCCCGGCGTCAGATAGTTCTTCACGATCCGCGCCACGGCCGGGTCGACGTAGTAGCGACCGAGCAGGATCGGGCCCGGTAGGGCTTTCTCGGTTTCCCGCGTCCCAATGACCAGCGACCGCATGTGCTGAAGGTCTATCAGCGGTTCCAGCTCCGGCATCGACAGCACGAGGTGGTCGAAGGCGTCGAACCAGTGCGGCGCCACTTTCTTCGCCAACTCCGGGGCGTGCAGGTAGGCATGGACGAGGTTCGCGATCCGCTCCGTCGGTTTCTGCACGTACTTCTCGTAGGCGGGGTCGACCTTGAGCCCGGCATAACGCAGCTTCGCCAACTCGCGCATCTCGTTGAGGATCGTCCGGTAGTTCTCCCCCTCGAACATCGCCTTCTTCACGCCCTGTCGGACGAGCTGATGTAGGCCGTAGAGCGCGTCGAGCGTGTGCCCGAGTTCGTGCATCAGCATGAACTCTGGCGAGCCGAACGCCATCGTGATGTCGCCGCTCGTCGCGCCGCTGAAGCCCCACGTTTTGCCGCTCATCGGTTTCCGCACGTACTTCACGCCGAGCGACCGCACGTAGTTCTCGAGCCCCTCCATTAACACCTTGTCGTACGCCTCCGCGACTGTGATGTGCGGCGGCGCCCACACCTCGCCCATCGTGTCCGGGAGCGCGGTCATATCCTTCGGGGCTTTCTTCAGCGCCGTCTGGAACTTGGCGAGCCCCTCGCGCTTCAGGTCGTTCAGGTACTGGTGCGCCATGATGAACTTCGCCATTTCCTCCATCTTGTAGAGGTCAATTTCGACGAGGTTCCACGTTTTCGGCACGAGCCCGCGCTTCACGCCCTGTCGCATCGTCGGGACGGTGCGCTGCTTTAGGAACGACTTCGGCCCCTGCAACGGCTTGCGGCCGATGATGCTGGCGAGCACGCCCTGTTTCCCTGGCTTAAACTGCGTCTCCCAAATGTGGCCGAGGTAGTGCGCGTGCCACTGCTTCGCGATGCCCAGGTCGGCGATCTGCTTCTTCAGGTGCGTGTACACCTCGTCGCGCACCGTGATCCACCCCTGCAGGTCCTTTGGGACCTTCAGGCCGGTCTGCGGGTTCTCCACGGCGTCGGCGAGGTCAAGGATCGCGTCGTGGTCGACGGTCAGCTTCTCGACCTTGTTGCGATAGGTCGTCAGCGCGTGCTGGGCGTACTCGATCAGGTGGATCATCTGCGCGACGCGCTGGCGCAGCATCCGGGCCGAGAGCCTCGACGGCTGGTTGACTTCCGGGGCGGTCAGTGTCGCGCGGACGGCCGCCTGCGCGCCTGCGAGCGTTTGGCCGGCCTGTTGGAGCGGCGCCGCGACCGCCTGCGGCACCTGCATCTCGTGCTGTTCTTCCTCTTCAGGTCCCTTCTTGGCTGCCGACGACTGCGCCTTCTCGACGCCGAGCGCCACGCGCAGGTCGGTCAACTCCTTCTGCTTTGCGGCCAATTCATCGGCCTGCTCGAACTGCTTCTCGAGCACTGTGCGCGCCGCGGCCACACTACCCTTGTTCTCCCTGATGTACTTCTCGTACCGGCGGATCGCGTCGTCCGCGTAGCCTGGGTCCAGCCGGTTGTCGAGGCTCCGAATGATGTCCGGGTGGTGGTCCGCGTCCCACTCTGGCGACGAACCGATGATGACTTCGTTCCCCCCTGGCAATGGCAGCGACACGGTCAGCACGGCGGCGTGACGGCCGGCGATGACGGTTTGCTTCCCGTTCTCGTCCATCTCCGTCGTCTGTTCGTGCGTCACGTAGTTGCGCTTGATGACGTACGGGCCAGCCGTTGCCACCGTGGGGCTCTGCCGGCCGTAGTAGTCCTCTTGCTCGAGGAACGGGATCAGCGCTTCCTTTAGTGCTTTGCGGTCCTCTGTACTTTGGAAGTCGTAGGTCCGACCTTGATCAGTCTCGAGCCCCTGGCCGTAGCGCCCGATCTTGGCCGCGATCGTCACCGTGGGTTTCTCGCCCCAGGTGTGGAGCTGGCCGGCAACCGACCGCATAGCCGTGAGGTCGCGCTCGAGCGTCTTGTTCGCCTCTTCGGCTCGCTTGACTTCACGTTCAGCCGTGGTGCGTCGGCGCTGGAAGTTCTCAGACCGCGCCGCGATCCCACGGACCACGCGCTCGAGCTGCAACATCTGCATCACGCGCTCATCGCCAGATGCGAGCGCCGCGGCCGTCTGCATGTCGAGCTGCGTGGTGTCCACGTCCTCCATTGACGTGACATCGCCGCGGTAGAACCCCGCGATGAAGCCTTGCTTCTTCGCCAGCAGATACCAGCGGTACTCATCGAACGACTTCTTGGTGACGTAGCGAATGATGTCGACGCTCTCGTTGTCGTTGCCCTGGCGGACGGCCCGGCCTTCGGCCTGCTCGAGCTGATCGGGCCGCCACGGCACGTCGATGTGGTGCAGCGCGACGATGCGCTTCTGCACGTTCATGCCGGTGCCGCCCTTAAACCGACTCGCCAGCAGCACGCGGATCTTGCCGCTGTTGACCGCGTCGAACAGCCGGCGTTGCTCGCTGGGGTTCGTCGCCTGATGGATGTAGGCGATCTCGTGATCCTTCACGCCCCCGGCCACGAGCAGCTTGCGGAGCTCGCCGTAAAGGTCCTTATCGAAGGCCAGCGAGTTGATGCCGTCCATTTCCTTTTCGGCCTCAGCTTCGCGGTCGACGATGTCGGCGCTGTCCTCATCGTCCGGGGTGTCGTCCGCCTCTTCACTCGGCGGCGCCGGGTCCGTGAATTCCGACGGCAACGGCGGGATCTGACCCTTCTTCGGCACCCCGGAGTCGAGAAACACGATCTGTGTGCCGAGGATGTCGGCCGACGCGGTGTACCGCTTCAGGATCTCGCGCGCCGCGACGGGGATCCGCCCGTGCGGGTTGTCGACCGCGTTCGGCGCCACGAGCCGCATATCGACCGCGGCCAAGCTCGCAGAGGTCGTGACGGGGAGGAACCCGTCCATGATGTTGCGATCTTCTTTGCTGTTGTAGCCGATGATGCGGGGCTCGCCCTTCTTGATCAGGGCAATGCGGTCCCGGAGATCCTCCATGAACTCTTCAAACTCCGGGTGCGGGTCGAGCTGAATAGTGAACTTCTTCACCTTCGGCAACTTCAAGAGGGGCGGCTGGCCGAGCGCCTCAAGCCGGGCGTTCTCTTTGAGAATGTCCTCTGTTGTCACCACGTCGGCGAACCGCTTGAACATGCGCGACAATTCGCCGAGGTTCGTCCACTGCGACAGGCGGTTGCGCTCCTTGTAGCCGCCCTCTGGCGCTGGCTCCATCGAGCCGACCGCTTCTGCGTAGGCGTTCGCCCATGAGTCGAACCCGCCCATGCCCAGCCGGTCGAGGCTGTCCTGCGCCAAATAGCGGAACATCGTGAACAACTCGCTCATCGTGTTGGTGATGGGCGTGCCGGTCGCGAACACGACGTTGCGGTTGTTCGAGGCTTGGTTGATGTACCGAACCTTCAGGTACATATCCATCGCCCGGTCGGAGTCCGAGCCCTTCAAACCGACAACATCGTTCTTCTTCGTGAAGAAATAGAGGTTTTTGTAGTCGTGGGCCTCGTCGATGATCAGGCCGTCGACGCCGAGGTCCTCAAAGTTGATCGGGTCCTTGGCTTGCTGGTCGGTGCGCTTTCGCAGCCGTTTGCGAAGGTTCAAGATCGAGCGCGCGATGTCCTTGGCTGTGCGCGGTTTGCCGCGCCCGCTGATAACTTTCGCGCCGGCTTTGCGTTCGTCCTTGTCGTCGCTCCCGTACAACTCGACGGCGTCGCTGAACTCTTCGACCGAGATCCCGAGTTCTTCCGCTCCGCTCTGAAGAAGCTGATCTTCCTGCTCCTGAATGAACGCCCGCACCGACTCGAGCTTCGCCGCGACCTTCAGAAACTGCGACATTCCCAGCACGACCACGTCCCAGTCGTTGTTGGCGATGCGCGCGACGAGCCGCTTGCGCTTGCCAGTCTCAAAGTCGCCCTTCTCCGGGACAAGGATGCGGTGCGCCGGGTAGAACGACTGGATCGCCCGTCGCCACTGCTCCGTCAGATGGTTCGGCACCACGACCATCGGCTTGTTCGAGAGCCCCAGGCGCTTCCACTCGCCCGCGATCGCGACCATCTCGTAGGTCTTGCCCCATCCAACCGCTTGTGCCAGCAGCGTGTTGCCGCGTTGGATCGCACCGACGACGCTGTCCTTCTGGCCGTCTCGGAGCACGATCTCTGGGTTGCTGTTCGGCGTCACGAGCCGCGAGCCGTCGAACGACCTGGCCACTTCGCGGTTGAACATCGCGTTGTAGATGTTTACAAGCTGCTCGCTCGCGTCCGGGTCGCCCTTCCACCACGACGCCCACTGTTCGCGGAGCTGCGCCAACGACTGCCGATACCGTTCGGTCGCCGCCGGGTCGATCACCTCCGACTTGGTGACGGGGTCCCTAGTCCGAATGGTCGGCAATTCGCCGTTCAGGGACTGCTGCACCCACTCGGCGTAGCCTGCGCCGGGCGGCAGAAACTCGCTGCTGCCGTAGCCGTCCACATACCACGTCACCAGGCTCTTACTGTTGACCAGCCGCACCTCGACGGACCCGCCGTTGGCGTTCAAGAACGACTCGATCATCGTGGGCGGCACCCACGTGGCCCCGAACGGCGCCGAGCGCGACACCGCGGGATCGCCGCTGAAGTCGTCGATCGTGATGAGCGTCGGCTGGACCGCCTTGAGCGCCGTGACGTTGCCGGTGAACGCTTTGTCGGCTTTCGCCGCGGCCTGTGCTTGTGCGAGCTTCGTGACGACATCGCCCGACAGGTACTCGTCCCGCGCCACCCATGCCTTCGTTGCCACGTCCTGAAAGACTTCTCCCTCGAGTGCGTCGGTCAACTCCGCGGCCGGCTTCCCGGTGAGCCCGCTCATGTACTCGAGGTCGACGCGGCCCTTCCACGCAATGCTCTGCACCAAGGCGTCCGCCGGGCTGCCGGCCGCCGACGGCTCCGTCGGTGGGTTCATCAGCCGCTTACTGAAGATGTCCGCGAGCCCGGTGACGACGATGGTGGACGGCTTGCCCTTCGCGCCTTTGAGGATGTCGACGTTCTCGAGCGCCAGCACGCGCGACGCGTTGGGATCGGCGTCGATGATGCGCTTGTTCTCGCGGGTATTCAGGTGCCCGTGCTTCTTGACGTAGGTGTCGTACGCCTTCTTCAGCGTCGCTTGGGCCGCGCGCAGATCCTCATCGGCGGCGTGCTGCACCATTTGGTCGACGACCGCCTGATAGGCGTCACGGAGCGGCACGAACGACTTCGCCCGATCCAGCGACTTGCCCTTCAGGTTCGTAGGCGTCAGGGTGCCGCGATCGAACGTGTAGAGTTTCCCGCCCTCAAGCACGAACGCGCCCTGGCGGGTGTCGGCCGCCTGCTTCGTGGCAACCTTGCGCGGGGCGGCCTTCGCCGGCTTGTAGATGTCGGCCGGGAACCGTGCGACCGCTGCGGCCAGCATCTCGGCAGTGACGGGTCCCACGACGTTGTAGTCGTTGGCCCGCTTGTTCATCTTTCCGGAGCGGTCCTCTTTGCCGAGGATCAGCTCCGGGTGCTTAACGAAGTACTCGTTGCTGTTGACCCACGTGTACTCGTTCTCGTAGCGGTCGTAGACTTTACCAAGATCCTCGCGCTGGTTCGACGTGAGCCAGTCCTCCGAGGTCGCCGCAACACCAGGCCCCTTCTTTTGCAGGACGATCACGTCCGTCACGACTTCGGTGCCGGCGGTTTTCTGAAAGGCTTGGCTCGAGAGCCGGATCGCCCCGACGAACCGGGCCCTCCGGTCGATGTATCGCCGCACCGCGTCGCTCTGGCTATCCATCGTCATGCGCGAGGTGACGAAGAGGATCAGCCCGCCGGGCCGCGCATCCATGAGCGCCTTGGCAAAGTAGTAGTTATGAACGCTCTTGGTGACGGCCGCGTGCTCCGGGCCAGCCATTCGAGGATCGAAGATCCCGATCTTCCCGAACGGCACATTGCTGATGTTCAGGTCGAAGTAGTCGTCGGGAATGACCGCATCCTCGAGCGGCGAGGTTTGAATGTACGCGCCCTGATAGAGCTGGCGCGCGATCCCGGACGCGATCGGTTCCTTGTCGACGGCGTGGACTTTAGTGCGCCGTTGGTTCAGTAGCTCCCCTGGCATGGTGCCGAGGAAGTGACCGCTGCCAACGGCTGGCTCGAGGATGGAACCGCCCTTAAACCCGAGCCGTTGCGCGAGCGCCCACATCGCCCGTGGCAGCTCGAAGAATGAATAGTGCGCGTTGGCGATCGACTCGCCGAGTTCCTTTAGCTCCGCTTTGGTGAGGATCTGTTCAAGCTCTTGCCGGGCCTGCTTCTTCCGCGGGTCTGAGAGGGACTCGCCGCCGCGCAGGTCGACGATCGACGCGAGTTCGGTGTGCCCCCACCCGACGTAGCGCGCGAGCACCGCCTGTTCTTCGCCCGACGCCGGCCGCCCTTCCGCCTGCAACAGCTTCAGGAGCTTCAGGGCGGCGAGGTTGTCGTCGAGCTTTTGGGTCCAGCCGCCTTCCGTGAGGCTCGATGCAGCCGTGATGCTAAACCAGCGTGGAGCCTCCCCGCGCGCATGAGCGTCGGCTTCTTCCTCTGTGTCGGCCACGTCGGCGGTGTCCACATTCCCGGCGTCGACAGGTCCTTCGCTTCCTCGAGGCTCTTGCCCTGCGCCCTCAGTTGTAGCTCCTGCACCCTTTGGTTTTCGACGGCTTGGCGTACCGCGTTTTCCAGTACTTGCCGGCTTTTCGGGTCCCGGTGCCACCGTTTCCGTAGACGCGGGCTGTTCTCCACCCACACCTTCAACACCTGCTGTTCGAGCCCCACCAGTGGGTTTTGTGGCGACACCGGGTCGAGTTTCTCCCCCTCCCGCCACAGGACGTTGTTCATTGCCTTCTCCTTCCGGGATCTCTTCCACCGACGCGATGCCTGGGGCGTGCAACACGAAGTCCGCCGGCACCTTAAAGCGGTAGATCGACGCCGTCCGCGCGACCGGCTGCCCGCTCTTAATGTCGTACGTCCGCGCGTGGACTTCGACGACATCGCCCTCTTGGTTGACCTGCTCGATGTGCCAGTGCGTTTTCTTCGTGATCCCAGGCACGCTGCTGGCGTTCTTCAAATTCAGCTTAATGCTGTACCGCTGCGTGTCGCCCAGTTCCTTGAACGGTGAAAACTCTGAGGCTGACGCCTGCATCGCGCTGACGTGGGTGGCTGCGTCGACCGCGCGCTCCACGGCGGCGATGTTCTCAGGTGTCGTCTCCGGCAGCGTCCCTTTCGCCGGTTTACGCTGTCCTGGCGTGCTGGCGAAGTCCGGCAGCACGTACTTCGTCCCGCCACCGGCCGGCGGGAGCTGCGGCGTGACGGGCTTCTTTTCAGGTTTGGCGGTGGCCGCGGTCGGCTCGCCCTCTGGCGTGATGCCACGCTGGCGCATCACGTAGAGGATCATCTGCTCGTGCTTGTAAATGGACGGCAGGCCGATCTGCCGCGACTTGTTACTTGGCGAGCGGTTCTCCGCAAGCGCCCTCCGCAACCGCTCGTCGTCATGCGACTCGAGGTAGGCGAGGTACGCGTCGTCGGTCCCACGCTTTGTGAGCGCGTCGAGTTCGGTCTTTTCCGCGTCGGTGGCCTTACCCTTGTTGTCCTTCTTGATGAGCGCCGACCATCGCTCGCGTTCGGTCGCCGACAGGTGGTTCGGCTTGAACTCTGTCGTGGCTTCAGGGGGTGCTTCGCTTGACAGTGCGGCCTTCGGTTCCGCCTGCTGCTTGGCCCACTCAAGGATCGCCGGGTGCGCGACATGGCCGAGATCGGTTTGCTCTTTTCGGGTGTCCTCGTCCTGCTCGACCGCGTTCATAAAGTGCTCGAGGTCGTTCAGGTCGTCGCTGTTCGTCGGGTCGATGCCGGCTTCGGTCGCCTGCTTCACGGCCTCGTCGACCTCGTCCTGCGACGCGCCCATCGTGATCTGTTCGTGCTTCCAGCCCTCAAGGTTGTAGGTGAACGGCGCGTTCTCGTTCTGCGGACTCGTCTTAAAGTCGCCCTTCGGCACGCCCGCGGTGCCGCTGACGGGCTCCGGGATGTCCTCCACGCTGGCGATGCCAGGCCTTGTAAGTTCTTCCAGCCTGCCGTTGTAGTGGATGCGATACGTCTGCCAGGTGTTCTGGTTCGTTGCCGTAACGACAGGCCACAGGTCTGAAGCCCCTGGTCCGACGTGGTCTTCGAACGCATCGCGGGCGGAGTTGTGCGCTTCGACCGCAGCGTCCAGTGACCCGACGTTGATCGTTTTACCATCTCCAAAATTGACGACGAAGGACTCCTGAGCGATCGGTTCCCCACCGCGCGGCCGCGCTTCCGTCGAGATCGATGCGCCGAGGTTCTCTGGCGGCTGTTCGCCCTTCGCGAGCGCCTTCTCGTACAGCGCCTGCTGCTCCGGGGTCCTCGAGCCCTGCGCGCCCGGAATGACGGGTCCGGCAAACGCCCCAGGACCAAACTCGGCCGGGAGCGGTGTGGACGTGGGTGGAGCGGGAGCCGCTGTTTCGGCCCGACTGGCGGCAGCCGCCTCCGCGCGCGCGCGATCCTCCGCCCGGATCTCTTCCTCGAGCTGCAGCGCCGACGCCGACGGCGGCACCTCCGACGCCCTGGCGGTCGCCTCGTCGACGAACGGGGCACCCCGGTAGCCCGGATACGGGGCGCTCTGGCTGTAACCGCCCGATGCGAGTGAGGTCGCCTGCTCCGGCGTGCCGAGGTTCAACTTCAGCGCCACCGCCGCAGACCGACCCTGTTCGCCGGCTTTCTTCAGGACGGCCGCCACGCCCGCCTGAATGTCGAACGTCGCCTTGTCGGCGCCCACGGCGAGGTCGTGGACCGACGTGATGCCCGACAGCAGCGCCGCGAGGTTGCCGGCGAGCCGCTGCCCTTCCTTCGAGTCGGTGACGACAGACGCAGCCTTTTCCCCGACCTTCTGCGCCAACCACGCCTGCAGCACGCCCTTGGCGATCGGTACCGGGTTGTCGACGGCCGCCGCCCCGATGAGCGGGGTCGTGACCTGAAAGAACCCCTCGACCAACTCGTTGGCCGCGTGCATCGCTTCGGTGCCGGTGAGCTGCTTGCCGCCCTCGACGGGTTGGAGCGTTTCCGCGTCCGCCGGCACCTGCGACAGCGTCGCCGCCCCTTTGACCATCCGTGTCACGGGGCTCGCCACATCTTCGGCGAGGTGCAGCCCGGAGCGCGCGACATCGCGCAGGGACGGGATCTGGCCCGGTAGTTCGCCAGGCGGGGGCGGGATCGCACTCGGCGTGGGCTTGAATTGCTGCCCAGCCGCCGCGTAGAAGCGCGACAAGGTGTCGAGCGTGTTGTCGTCCGCGCCGCTCTGAATGGCCTCTACGAGCCCCGGAGGGCCGCTGCTGATGGTCGGGTTCTGCGGGTCCGTCTTGAGCATCGCCCGCAGCGCGTTCCACGTCGGAACGCCGTTCACCTTCTCGGTTTCCGGCATCGGCAGGGCCGACGCCGCGACCACCGGCGGTTTGAAGCCAGGGATCGGCTCAACCGACGCAATGCCCTGCTGCGCGCCGACCGGGATGTCCTCCGACGAGGCGATGCCGGCGCCCACGACCTTGTCGACGTAGTCCTGCGTCTCTTTGTAGGGGGGCACCCCGCCATAGCGTGCGACGGCGTCGGGGCCGGCGTTGTACGCCGCCACGGCCTTACGAGTGTCCCCCCCAAAGTGCTCGATCAGCGACGCGAGGTAGCCGATGCCGCCGCGGATGTTCTGTTTCGGATCCTCCGGGTCGACGCCCAAGCCGGCTGCCGTGTCCGGCATGAGCTGCATCAGCCCGATCGCGCCCTTCGGTGACTTGGCGTGCGGGTTCCAGCTCGACTCGGCGTCGATCAACCGATGGACAAGGTCCGGGTCCACACCGGCCGCTGTCGCTGCGCTCCGGGCGAACGCGCGATAGTCGACCAGCTCCGGGATGTCCTCGACGGACGCGACGCCGATCTGCGGGTCCGGCATCGGCTATTTCTGTGTGACTTCGGAGAATTGCCCGTCGGGATAGAGGTCCCACACGCTGCCGTCGGTCATCCGGTAACGCTTGCCGGTCGGCTTGCCCTTCAGGAAGCCGGCCACGTCCGCCGACGTGAACTTCTTCGACGGGGCCGCTTCGCCGCCGGGAGCCGTGGCGTCTGGACTCGCCGTTTTGGCCGCCTTGCCGGCCGCCGCCGCCTTCGTGCGCTTCGCCATCTCCGCGTCGGTGATACGCGCCGTGGGGTCCTGTAACACCGCTTGCCGTTCCTCTGGCGTCATTACCTTCCACTTCGGCAGGGACGGCGGCGACGGCGGTTCCGGCAATTCCTGCACCTTATTCTCAGGCTTGAGGTTCGGCGTCGCGTTGAACTGCTTCGCCTGAAGCTGTTGCAGACGTTCGGTGGCCGACAAGGTCGGGTAGCGCCGGGTCCAGTCCCGGTAGAAGTCCGAGTACTCGGAGCGTTGCGCGGCCTCGTCCGCTTGGTCCGCGCGCCGTTCGGCGGTCGGCGATCCCTGGTTGGGCGCCTTGGCGATGCGGCCGGTCGGGTTCCTGATCGGGTTGTCCTCGAGGTCGAAGTAGTTGCCCTTCGCGTCCTTCTTCAGCTTCGCCGGCTTGCCGTCGAGCAGCACGTCCTCCGTCGTCACCCGGGTCGAACCGGCCGGTTGCGTCCGCGGGTAGGCCGCGTTGAGCGTCGCTTGGGCTTTTGCGCCACCCGGCCCGCCCGCGGCGACTTCCTCACCAAGATCGAGTCGCGTTTTCGCGGGCGGCTCTCCCCTGGCGAAGATCTGCCCGCCGACGCCGCGGACCTGCCCACGGCTCAGGGTGTAGGGTTCGGCCATCTTCGCCGCGATCGACGCCCGGATGATGTCCTCCGCCGAGCGCGGCTGCACGCTCATGTCCGGGATCCCCATCTCCGGGACGCCGCTGATCTTCATCGGTGTGCGGGTCCGGGTCGGCGTGTACTGCGGTTCGGTGGCCTGTGCGGCCGGCGCTGGCAAGGTTGAAGGGCCCGGCGTGGTCTGCGACACGTCCGCCGGGCCGCCCGCCTCCGCGTTGCGGGCTTGGATCATCCCCGAGACGACGTTCGGCAGGCCGGTCATCCCGCCGGCCGTCGATCCCGTCGACGGGATATTCTTCGTGTAGCTCGTCGTGCCCGGCTGTGAGGCTTCGGGTTGCCCCTCCATCATCTGAAGGTTCTGCGCTTCGATCGCCCGCTGACGGAGCCGGTCCTCGATCTTCATCCCGTCGATCTGGTGCTTCAGGACCATCGTCCGCAGCTTGTTTTCCTCCATCGCTTGCTTATGGAGCTGCTCCTGCTGCGCGAACTGCCGGCCTTCCTGAAAGGCCCCCATCACATCGGCCATGTGCTTACCCCATCCATCCGGTAAAGCCTTGTGGTTGGTAGTTCATCGGCGCGGCCCACGAGCCGGCCATCCGAGGCCCGGCGCCGAACGGCAGGAGCGGCGAGCCCGGCGTCGAGAACCCCGCACCGCCTGAGACGCCCGTGTTGCCGCCAAACGCGCCGTTCGCGCTGGCGTAGCCCAGGAACCGCCCAAGCTGCGTGATCCCGCCGGCCAGCCCGCCGCCGCCCTCTTCCGTGCCGGTCGTGGTGGAGCCGCGCCCCATATTCAGCACGTTCCCGGCTTGCGCGAGGTCCTCGCCTTTGAGCTGGCGCGCCAAGAGCGGGATCTGGTTCTCGAACCCCGCGACCTGTCCCGCGCGCGCGTTTTCGCGCGTCGCGCCCACGGTGCCCGCGATCGGCGAGGTAGAGAGGCCGCGGGCCGAGAGGTCGTTGTTCGACGCCATCGCCGAATTGCCGAAGATCCGGTTGATGTTCTGGATCCCGTTGGCCTGATACCCGCTCATGTTCGGGTCGCTGTTCAACCGCTGCATCGTCATATTGAGGATGGTGTTCTTCAGCGGGGAAAACGCGGGGTCGAACGTCGGCGTCGTCGTACTCGTCTGCTTGCCTTTATTCTTGACGAGGCCGCCGAGGAACGACGCGCCCATGCCAATGTAGGGCAGAAATGGAAGCACAGCAGGCACGTCGCTACTCCTTTCGCACCGGGACCGAATACGGGTCGCCGGGGAGCCGCGCAGCCCCCAACGTCTCAAGCAGCTTGGTCACTTCACCACTCGCCGAATGCGTGATGTAGTGCGTGGCCCCTAGTGTAGACGCAAACTCAGCTTGGGCACGCAGAAGGTGGCGGACGGCGACGCCTCGCTTGCGATGGTCCGGCGACACCCACACCTGCTCCGCGTGCAGCGCGACGAACCCGGACCAGTGGGCCACGATCTGCCCGGCGTCGTCCTCTGCAACAAACACCGTGAGGCCGGGCGCCTGCAGCGCGAGCTTCTTCAGCTCAGTGAACAGCGGTGTCCCTTTGAGCCTCGCGTACTCCCCAGGCGGTAACACGCGGTGCGTCATGGCGGCACCCCCCGGTACAACGTCGGGTCACCGCAGAGCACAAAGGTCCACGTCGGCGTGTTCCCGGTCGTGATGCCGTCGCCGTCCCCCGCTCCTTGGAGCGCGTCGTACTGCGCGCCGTCGATGAACGTGATGATGTCCGTCGAGTAGCCCTGCCCGTTGTAGTCGCAGTGGTTCCCGCCCGTTTTGGCGAGGCACCCAACCGTGTTATCGACCGCCTGGATATTGCGCGCCGCCAGCCGGATGATCTTGAACGCCCCGCAGGGCCCGGTCAGGTCCTCCGCGAGCCCGATCAGGGTGGCTTTGGCCGCCGCGACATAGGCGGTGAAGTCCGGCTTTGTGGCGTTGCACGTGCCAGGATCCCCCTCGCCGCCGCCCGTGCTCGAGTCGCCGGCTGCCGCCACGAGATCGGCCGGCGTCGCCACGAAGGTATCGCCGATGAGCGGCAGGCCGGCCCGGTCCAGCACATCGTTCACCTGTTGCTTGGTGACCAGGTCGGTGTCCGCGACCGCATCGCCGGCGTTCGTCACGCGCTTGCCCTTCACGTTCGGGTGGCCGGCATTCGGGTTGCCAATGAACTGATCGATGCGCCGATGCAGCTCGCGGATCGCCTGCTGCACCTCCGGCGTCGCGCCAACAGGGACTCTCATCGCGCCGTCACCTTCATCCCTTGCCGCGGTTTCGACTTCTGCGAGGGAGCGCCGCTATCCCGGCGGATCGGTTGCACCCAATACGGGTAGAACACGTCGCAGCTCTCGACCACGATGCGCGGCTGCCAGCCGACGTACCGGCGTCCCACTTGGATGTAGTACACCGTGTCTGCGTCAGGCGTCACCGTGATGTGCAACGGCGGGAACGAGTTTCCGTCGAAGTACGGCGTCACGACGAGGTCCGCGGTCGCCCGCACTTTGAATTTGAGCCCACGGAGCCATGACAGGTCTTGTGGGTTGTCGAGGATGGGCCCACTGTCCCAAATTTTGACGCCGAGTGGTTGGTCCTGCGTCGTGATGGTTGTCCAGCTATCGATCTCGATCTCGCCGTCACTGGCGATCTGCACGTCTGTGGCCCGTCGTCCGGTCAGCGTGAACAGTAACGGTTCCGTCTTCGGTTCCTCGACGCTCGTGGTGATGTCGAACGTCTCAGTATCGGCCACACCGTCGAGGATCGCGGTAATGCGACGGGCGACCCCCAACGTGCAGGCCCGCAACATGAACCCTGAAATGATCTTCACGCCCTGGCTACCCGCCAGCACCATTGGCACGCGTGCCATGATCGGCACCGGACGCTCACGGAACTGGACGCTAAAGTCGTAGAGCCGGTACGTCAGAAACGACCCGGTCACGCGGCATTGCATGTGCCGCAGGATCGGAATGGCGTTTGGGTTTGGCGTCACGCCATCGGTGAGAAAGTCGTTCCCCACGTCGAACGTCGACCGCGCGGCCGCGCCGTTGTTGGCCGCGGCCACAGAAACCGTCGCCGCGTCGGAACCATTGAGGTGCAGCGCGATACTCTCCGCCACCCCGCCACTGTCCGAGCGCCACGTCATTTCGCCGATCTTCTTCCGCTGGTACGGCATCTCGAGCGCATCGGCGACCGTCCACCACGTCACGGGGATCGCCGCGCCGCTGTCGCCGCCGGCTGGACTGCTATCGAGCGTCAGCACTGATCCACCCAGCGTGCCCACGATCACGGTGCCATCCCGCTCGCGGAACAGGGACCGGAGTGCGGTCGGATACACGTGGCGCAGCCATCGGCCCGAGGCAAATTCGTACCGATAGATCACGGCAGAACTGGTCGTCGACGCCCCTTCTGCCGTTACGGCCAGCAGTTTGCCGCGGCCCAATACCGCACGAAACCGACCCGTCGCGATATTGACGGGCGACACGCCGTAGCGGGTGTACCCACGATAAAGCAGGCTCGTCTCGGCCGTGAGCAACGTCGAGCCGCCAGACCCATCGAACGCGCGCCAACCGTCATCGCTGAAGTACACGATCTGGTTGCCCTCGTGCGCGACCGCTTCACTCACTGGCACGTGATCCATGTTTAAGCCGCGCAGGGTGTAGTCGATCGAGCCGTCCGGGTTCTCCGCGCCTGTGCCCTCGAGCCGGTAGATGTCCTTCGTCGTCCCGATGAACACTTCCGTGACGGCCTTATAGATCCAGAGCGGGGTGTCGTCGCTGCCGCAGACTTGGATCTTCTGGCCTTCCGAGAAGGCGTCAGGGTCCAACCGACGCGAGGGGCATAACAAACCGCCACTCGTGAGCACGAGCGTGCGGTCGTAGTGCGGGCCCTGAATGCCGATGATGTTATTCGGCGGCACGACGTTGTCGAGTTCGAGTTGGATGTTCGCCTCGAGCGCGTCGCGCGACCGCAACGAGTCCGTGATCAGATAACCGCCGGTCCCCGTGACGCCCGTTTTCACCTGCGTCCGTAGGTACGCGCCTGTCTGCTCGTCGAACCGAAACAGCCAGATCTGGTTGACTTGTGAGTCCCGCTGGGCGTCCGACGGGATCGACACCTGCGCCGCCTGATGGTCGAACGTCACCTGATCGGAGGCCGGCGACATCGCACTCTTCGCCTGATAGACGCCGTTGTCGTTCACATACTGGTAACGGAACCGCGCCGAACCGATGATCGCGCCGCCGAAGATGCGAATGGTGTCCGCTCGCGCGAGAAAGTCGGCCGTCGTGGCTTCAACGACGAGCCGCACGCCACGGATCGTGTTCCAGCCCTTCCCCGCGGTGACGATCTGCCGCGTGAACTGACTGCGCGTCCACTGCAAGTGCATCCAGCCGGCGTTCGGATACGAGCTGCCTCCGGAGCCCAAGCCGCCCTTCGGGTTGGCGAGTCCCTTGTGACTGAGCTTCGTGGCGGGCGCTTGGCCGGCCGGCCGCGGCACCGCGGTCCCGAGATCCGTCGCCGTCACCGTCCCAGGTGGCAGCGAGGGCAACGTCTGACCGGGGGCCGGCAGGATGCGGTGCGGGTCGTCGTTGTGCAGAATGCCGGCCGCGCCGTCCGGCGACACGAAGATGTCCTTGTCCCACCACGCCGTGTTCGCCGTGAACTCGAGGTGGAAGCTGGTCATCTGCTTCGGGTCGCTCATCCACAGCCACATTTCGACGATGTCCTCGTCATCGCCGACGCTGCCGGTGTCGTACGCGGTGAAGTCCTTTTCGCTGGTGTAGTCCAGCTCGTACACCGCCCGCTTGGTCGGCGCCAACTCGAGCTGCACCGCACCGACGGCGCTGTAGAGCGGGTCGCTCGTCTGATAGTGGTTCGGACCCCAATGTGTGACCCCGTTCGGCGCCGCCTTCTCCACCGCAAACCACGTCGGGCCCGGCGGCGTGAGCCCCCCGCCGTTCTCCGCACCCGTGGCGAACGTCTTGCCGTCGGACGCGACCGGCGTGGCCGTCGGTTTCGCGCCGTTCATGTTGATGCCCCAATTTCGCACCGTGGTGCCGTCGAACTTGAATTTCGACGTGGAGCGCGCGAAGAGGATCTGGCCGAGTTGAAAGCCGAAGGACACGTCGTTCGTGCCGGCCAACGCCGACTGGATCGACGCGCCGTTCGCATAGACCGCGTTCGAGACGCCGGCCATCCGATACCGCGTGCCGCCGATGTAGGTCGTGAACAGCGAATGCACGTCTCCGCCGAGGGTGCTCAGGAGATCCCACCCCGGCCGCAGGCTGATCACGCCCTTCTCGTCGAGGATCAGGTTGTCTGCGCGCAGCAGCGCGTTCGGCGGGCCGTTGACCTTATCGACGTTCGGCGTCCAGCCGGCGTCAAAGTGCCCGCGGGCCACGAACCCCATTACGCCATCACCACTTTCCAGGTCGTGCCGTTCGAGAACACCACGCCACGGTTCGCGCCACCGCCGACCGCCGCGATCCCCGTCGTGGTGGTCGTGAGGTCGCTAACCACGCGGAGCTGCCCCGGATGGTCGCTGGCGAGCCCGATCGCCGCCACGGTGACACCGGGGTCAGCGAAGGACCCGATGTTCACCTGCTGCGCGTTCGCCGTCCCGCCGCCTGGCATGTGGCGCACGACCGTGCCCGTTCCGACATCGAGATCTTCCGCGACGATCTTCTCGTAGGTCACTGCCATGTGCTCACCTCACCCGCGAGCCGTACTGCCACGGGTATTTCGGACGGGGCGGCCCGACGAGGTTCGGCCGGCCGGCGCCCATCACGTATACGTGCTCTGTATCGACCGTCTGCGTCCGCCGCTCGACGCGCGCCAGATCCCGCTTCCACCGCAGCTCGTAGTGTTTCGAGAGGTCGAGGTCGAACCCCGGTCCCGGCACCGCGTAGGCTCTCGAGAGCGCGTAGTCCCGCAGGTAGGTCGCGTAGCGCGGCGGGAGCTCGCAGACCGTCAGGTCGTTCACATAACGACGGCCCTGCCGGAAGTGCTCCACGCGGACGTTCTTCTGTTCCTTGTAGTACCGGCGCGGCAAGCCGAAGCCCTCCGGGCCGAGCGCGTGTTGGCTTTCGACGATGCGCGGGACGCCCCATGTGCCCGTCGGCACGTCGCTCGAGAGGTCCGCGGGCGTTCGCATGATGCCCCAGGAGCCGTTCACGGTGTAGCTCTCGCACTGCGCCGCCGGCACGCGGACCTTTCGCAGCGTCCGAAGGCCGTCCTTCTGCCACATGTAGGCGTACACCTCGCCCTTGGTGATCTCGTAGCGGCTGTCGAGCAGTTGGAACGACCGGGGCTCGAGCACGTCCAGCCCGCGGCCGTCCCACGTCACCCGGTCCAGCGACGTGACCGTGTCCGGGACTTCCGCGACGGCAGGGATATCTGTACTCGCGTGGGCTCTGGCAAGTAGACCATCAGTGGCCTCGAACGGAGATGTATGGTTGCCGGGGCCGTAACGATCACGTTCGTCCCAGCCGAGACTTTGGCCCGCGCGGCGTTCAAACTCCGCCGTGAAATTCGCCACCCCATAGTTGAAGCCTCCCGACGCCTGCAGATGCTCGAGTTCCCACGGCTGCGTGACGCTGAAGCCCCGCGGCAGGTTCTCGAGATAGACGGCGTCCCAAAACACCGGCAGTTTGTTGGCGATCTGCTGGTAGCCGTCCTGCACGTCGACGAGCACCTGCGCGCGGGTCCAGATCACCCCGTCGTCGTCGCCGAGCAGGTGCTGCGTTTCGTCGAGTAGTTGCCCGAACGTCTTGAACGCTCGAATGTCCGGACACGGAACCGGCGTGGTCGTCAGCGTGAACGGCGGCGAGGGGCACGTGTCGCAGAGTCCCGTCGCATCCGTGACTTCGATGGTGTAGGACCCGGCGGTGAAGAACACGAACGAAAAGGCGATCGTTGTGGCCGTCACGCTGTCTGGCGTCACCAGGATGGCGTCGTCGCAGGTGGGGGCCGTGATCAGCACCCGCGCCCCGGTCGGAAACTGTGTGCCGGTGATGATGACGCGCTGCGGCGTCGAGATCCCTGACCGGATCATGCCACTCCCCCGATCGCTGGGCCAGGGCCCGCAACCCCGAACGCGGTGCCGGCCAGCGTCCAATTGTGCCCGTTTCCGCTGGCATCCGATAGGTCCGCTGGGCCCGTCAAGGGCGTATCCGCCAAGAGGGCGTTCTGTACCACCGCGCGCGTCGACTCAAACTCGAACCCGATCGCCGTTTCACTCAACGCCTGTTGCCACCACCGATCCCGACACCCGCGGATGGTGATCTCGGAGGGTAAGGTGCCTTGCAGCAGTGAGTCCACCGCCAGGACCGGGAACGCCGACAGGTCCATCGTGCCGGTCACCGCCAAAGCGTCGTCGAGGTACACGTCGAGTGTATGGGTCGAAGCCGTGTAGCGCGGCGTCACCATAAACCAGCTCTCCGCCTCGAAGGGCGTCGAGACTGAGGCCACGATCACGCCGTTGAGCCGTGCCTCGAGCTGCAACGTCAGCACGCTCGCGACCAACGAGGTGAAGAGGCGCGCGGCCGTCCGGGTGTCAGCCGACCGCAGTTCCCACACCGTGAAGTCCTCGCCGGCCACGATCGACGCGACATCAAGAAACGTCCACGTCGCCCGCGTCCAGTCGGTCGACGGGACCACGAACGTGCCGTCACGGGTCAACGTGGAGTAACGGTCGAAGAAGTCGAACAGGAGCCGGCTCATTAGTCGTTCACGATCTCAAAGGCGTCCGCGGCCACAGGCGCCGAGGTAAACCCGCCCGTCACGGTGACAAACTTCGTGGTGCCGTTGTAGGCCCGGATCTTCTTCACCTGTTCTTTCAACGTTCCGCTCGTGATCTTAATGAGACAGTCCTTGTAGTAGTCGTCGACCGCTTCCGTGAGGCTCGTTTTGAACGTCAGCGCAGTATTCCCGGCGTCGGCCGACACCGTCCCGGTCTTCGTGACGATCGTGGACAGCCGGTTCAGAATACTCAGCTCGCCCGACGCCAGCGTCGAGAAGTTGGTGTCGAGGTCGAGCCCGCCCGCATCGCTGATCGGGAGGCCGCCGGGGGCATCGGCCGCGGCATCAGGGATGCCGGTCCAGCCGCCATTGGTCGCCTTCACGACCTGGTACCGCGTCTCGACGTCGTCGGCGCCTGCCGCAGTCCCACGCACGATCAACGGACCCTCAGTGCCAGTGTCGGTCGTGTCGAGGTCGACATAGTACCAGCCGTTGCCGATCGCCGTCGCATTCGTGGCGCCAATGTGGGGGTTCCCAAACGCGGCGCCGTTGAGACTGATCACGATCGCCAGCGTCAGACCTGTCTTGGCTGTGATGTGATCGGTGGAGTCGTACGCTTTGAGCGCGACGCGGATCGCAACAGCTTTAGGGATGCGTGTCATTAGAACCCCGAATAAATGCGCGAGCCCTGTACACCAGCCCCGCCGCCACTTTCCGCGGACGCCGTCCCGTAGAGCGCGGCCACATGGACGAGTCGCAACGTCGCGGTGTTCGTGCTACACGAAACCCGCAGCGCGACGCGCGTGCTCGCGGCGATGTAGGTGCCGACGCCCTGACTACGCGGCGTCATAATGTACGCGTTGGTGGAGAACGGCCAGATGAACCGCATATCGGACACTAAAACCACTTCCGATCCGCCCGCACCCGTCGCGATGTCCATCGCCCACGTCGACGACGCGCCACTCGTCGAACTCGCGTTGTGCGTCGCCATCATCAAGAGAAACTGTGCCACCGCGGCGAGGCTCGCGGTGAGCTGCGTGTAGCTGCCCTTCGTGTTCGCCGTGCCGCCAGGATCAAGCGACAGCCCACCGCTCGTGCTCGTGTCCGACCCGTGGTTCGTGAACGTTGTGATCCCAGGCATCGACCCGGCCGCTCGAACCTCCACACTCACGACGACAGACCGCGACGTGCCTGACGACTGGTTCCGCGCCGCGATGCGGGTACTGATCGCAATAGCGAGCGGCAGGCCATAGAGCCCGCCGAGCTGCACCGACGACCCCGCCGCCGACGCCATATCCGTGGCGAGGTTCGGCAGCACGTCCACCTCTGCCCCGCCCGCTCCGGTGGCAATATCGACCAGATGCCGCAGCGCCGCAACACCAGTCGTCGCCCCATGAAACACGACGTGAGCCCAATTCGACGCAAACGACGACGACGCCGAGAGTTGGACGTACGCGCCCTTCGTGTTCGCGCTGCCGCTTGAGGTCGTATCCGTCCCGGTGGCTGTGGGCCCCGGCGGATAGGCCACGTAGTTAAGGCCCGTCGCATTGACCGGATAGAACGCCACTCCTACCCCTTCACAAACGCGCGAGCGGTCGCGTCCCAGATATGTGACGGGTTCACGCGCACCTGGCCCACATCCACCGGGTGCGGCTCGAGCGCCTCGATGCCCACTTCCACGAGGGTGTAGCCGTTCGCCTCGAGGACCGCCGGATGGGCGACCGCGCCGTGGCGCAACCGTACGCACGCTTCACAATGCCCGGCGGCGAGGCACGCCTCCACGTGCGCCGGGTCGCCGCAGTGCTCACACCACGACGCTCCATCGGGACAGCCACGCTCACCGTGACAATGCAGCGTGCCGGCCGGCCGCGGGCCGTGCTGATAGCGCGCGCGGACCGCCCGCTCGACCTGAACTCGGTGGCGCTCTCCATGTACCGCGACGTTATGTTCCACGTTCCGGTAAATTTCTCGCTCGTGCGCCCGTTGGGCATCGTTCACGACGACGGCGTAGTACGGCATAGGGTTAGTCCTCAAACGGGCCCAATTCGATCGCGCCCGTATCGCACGGCGCTGGCGTCGTTGTCTCCACACTGATCGGGAGGGCCGCCGCGCCACCGGCTGTGATCGCCGGCATCGAACCCGGATCGTCGCACACGGGCGGCGTCACGGTCGCCTCGAGCAGCGCGGGCCCGCCTGCATCGACGCCCGAGATATTCGGTAACGTCTCTGGTGGACAGCGGTTCGGGATCGCCACCACGAACGTCAGCACGACTTGGTTCCACTTCAGAACCGGGAGCGCTTGAATGACGGCCGACTGTGTTTCTTGGTTGAACCTCAGCGGTGAGGGCGCTTGCACCGTCGCCACGGACTGCACGAGTTGGTTCGCCCGCACGCCAGCCGTCGGCGTGTTGCCAGAGACAAACGCCGCAATACATGCCACCGTATCGCTGTTGTTCCCGAGGACCCAGCGGCAGATCTGCGTCCCGCCAGCCGTGACGATCTTGTAGTCGGCCTCCCCTTTGAGACTGACGATCGAGGCGTCCCAGATCTCCGTCCACGGGGGAACGACGGTTTCCACGGTGACCGAGTTGGCGTTGACGAGCGCCTCCTGCATCACCGCAAAGACGACCGCGTCCAGCTCGCCCACCGCCCCCGTCGTGTTGGTCGTCGGGTTGGCGGTGTTGACCATCGATCGCGAGGCCGTGGCGCTCAAGGGATCGTTGCTGCCGAACCCCGACCACTCTTCCGCCGAGCCGCCGATGGTGGTACTCGCCCGCGTCGCCGTGATCGTGGGAATAGCGGAGAGCGTCGGGATGTTGTACGCGTAGGCGATGCCCGCCCGCGACCCGGTGTTGTATGGACTGGACACGGCCACGTTCCACGTCAGCAGGCCGCCCGTATCGTCGGTGATCGCCGGAATGCCAGAGGTACCGGAACTCCACGACAGCAACAGGACGATCATGTTGCCGGCCGTCGGGATCGCGCCCATCGCCGGCAAGTTGAAGGTCGTCCCCGCTGAGCCGTGCGCGCCCGCTTGTACGCGAATAAAACTCATACATCACGAGACGTTCAGGAGGCCGAACTGCGTCGCATCGACCCGCGCCTCCGCGGCGGCGCTCGCCAGTGACGCGAACGAGACACCGTCCTTCGGGTCCGTCTCGAAAATGCGCTCCGAGAAGTGGTAGGACTCCGTGCTGATCTGCGTCTCGGTGTCATGGTCGATGTCGTCATCGCTTCTGCTGTAGATCTTGACCGCGCCGTACGCGGGGTCCTCTTTGCGATGGCACATCGTCGCCTTAATACAGATGATCGTGCCGCCCGCCGCGTCGATGTTCGGGAAGAAATGACAATTCCGCTCGCCGTTCGCCGTGCTCCGCAGGTATTTCGTGTCGCCCGTCTGCGGGTTGGCGTTGATGTGCGATGACCACGTCCCGGCGCCGGTCGATCGGGCCCATTGCAGTTCGTCGCCGTCGATCGGGCTCACAATTTCAAAGACGGCCACATCGCCCCACAACTTCGCGTCGTCCACGAGCACGTCGCTATATGTGTTCGACGCCACTCCATTCGAGTCCGTGAACCCGACCTGCGCCGTTTCCGCGTTGCCCGTGCCATTGTAGGTGTCTTGGTTAGTCAGGCTGAGGACCTGTGCCCCGTCCACGAGGATCGTGACTTCCCCGACGGTGTTGCTGATCGTGCATTTCACCTGCATCTGATGGTCGACGCCCGCGTAGTAGACGCCTGGGGCCGTCGCGCCAAGGGTCACCGCGCCGGTCAACGTGAATGAGTTTTGCCCGAACAGGCTGTCCGCGCGGTAGACGACGAGTTGGCCCACCTCGTTGCCTTTGATGATGATCTGCGTGCAGCTCGCGTTCCGGAACTCGCAGAGCCCCGGCTGACCTGACCGAGACGCCGCATTGAATGCAAAGTGGTGGTACGTCGTCACCTGCGCCACCGGCAGCACGTAGTGGACGATCGTGTTTAGCCCGATCGTGAACCCGCCTCGCCCGCCGCGCCCGCCGGTTGGCGACCACGTCACATTGCCGCCCCCGACGTTGTGGCCTTTCGCGGACCAGTCCGATGAGGATGTGAAATGCCCGATCCCGTCTGCGCGTTTGACCGCCATCTATGTCGCTCCCGCGCAACGCTTACACCCACTGCCGACGCGAGGGTTGCAGCACTTCGTGATCACCGTGTTGCAGCGTGGGCACCGCACCGCGACTCTCATCGTGGCGCCCTTGCATGGCCCATCACCGGGGCGTTCGGCCGCTGCACCCGCTTCTGCACCCACGCGTTAAGGTCTTGTTCGCTCTCCTGATACTTCGCCCACATCAGGACCGCTAGCTTCGACTCGCCGTCGCTGGCGAGTAGCGTCGCCGCCGCGTAGTAGCAGATCCCGAGGTGGAAGGTGTCCGGGAACCCCGGCTCGTCGGTGTCGTCGCAGATCGGTTCCGGCAGCCGCGTGTAATAGAGCTTCGTCGGGTAGGTGCCGTCGCCGTCGGCGTTCGTTTTCGGCCAGAGCCCGAGCCAGCGCAGGCCCCGCATGAAGAAGCGTTGCGGAAGGTTGATGCTCCGCTCCCAGCGCCGATCGCCATCGTCGAGCGCCGGGACCGTCGACGGGAACAGCCAGCGGTTCGACTGCCGCTCGAACGCCGGCTTCAGACTCAAAAAGAACGGCCCGATGATGTTGAACAGGTCGTAGTACGGCCGGTTCTTCAGCAGGTCGATGTCGAGATATTCCTCGAACCACTCCGTCTCGTCCGACAGCTCCATGTAGCCGTCGTTGTTCGCGGTGTCCACGTCCTCATCAGCGAAAAAGACGCCCTGGCACCCGCTCTCACGGATCAGTTGCTTCGTCTTGGCACGTAGCTCGAGCTTGTTCATGGGGCAAGCGCCGCGCCATACAGGGCGTCCTGCACGAAGGCCCCCATGTAAAAGTTGTTCCCGACGGTATAGCTATTCGAACCGCCGCCGAAGATCACGGTGTGGTTAGCTTGGTTGGTGCCGGTCGAGGCTCCGGACTGTGTCCCCATCAGCGTCGGCGTTCCGGTGCATTGAGTTCCCGAGAAGCTGTAGTACGCGATGCTGTGAGTGCCGCCGGCCACGTACGTCATGCGAACGCCGTACCAGGTGTTCGCCACCCAATTCACGGTCGGCGACGAGACGGCTCCACTTTTGAGTTCTGCCAGAAATGACCCGAGCACGAGGTTCGAGTTCATTTGTAAATTGAGGAAGTCGTTTCCGTCGATACTGCCGATGGTGATGAGGTCGGCCGTGCCGCTGTTCAGCGTCGGGGAAAAGTCGGCTTGCAGACAGGTCCACGTCGTCACCGTGTTCTGTGTGGTGTAGTACTGATAGGCCAAGCCGCCGATGTTGTCGCCTGTTGGACGACGCACGCCAAGCGTGCCGGTCCCGGTGCCGGTGTAGAACGGGCACGTCCGAGTGGTCACCAACGGCGCGTACCCGAGGGTCGAATAGGTCACGCCCGTTGAGTTCGCCACCCAGCCGACAACAAAGGATCCCAGGTTGCTGTCGGCGTTCGGTTGGTTGAGCCCACCCTTCGTGGAGAGCTGAAGATCACTCGCGGCCGGCACGACGCCGTTCGTGCCGCCAGACCAGTCAATGACCGTCGTGGCGTTACAGAAGCCGACCGCCGATGAGGGCGCAAAGGCCGTCGTCCAGACGCCGTAGTTGGCAGACGAGACGTTCGCGTAGGGCGTCGTGGTGGCAGTGGCCGTGGTCTGGATCCAGTACTCAGGGTAGAGCGCCGCGCTGGCCACCGCTCCTGCCTGGTCGAGTAAGGTGAAGTTCGCCCCTGCCGTCGTGGTGCCCGTGTCGAATAAAAGGGCGCCGTAGAGGAAGCGGCCGTTTCCAAAGGGAGTCAACGTGCTGCCACTCGTAGGGTTGGTCCCGGTGAGCGCCTTCGTCGCGGCAAACGTGGAGTCGAAGGCGTACGCGGTCGCGGCCCCCTTCACCTCCACACAGGCCATTTGCGCGTGAGTCCCGGTCGTCGCGTAGGTCAAGGTTACCGTCGTCGACGACGCCGCCACGTTCTCTCGATAGAAAATGCCCCCCCGATAATTGTGGTTCTGTTCCCGCATCAGCGTCGCGGCCGGTTGATACACTCCTGCATTGACGTTGTCCGCGAGGGACGTGAAGGTGCTCGCGTTTGGGTACTTAAAGGCGCAGACCACCGTGCTACCAGCAGTTGGCGTGCCGAGCGCGACCGCGACCGTGGTGGCGGTCGTCGTGTTGTTATCGGTGAAGGCGTGAACGCCCAGCGTCACAGGTTGACTCGCTGATCGTGTCGTCCCGGCGCCAAGTAACGGGAGCTGTCCAGACAACGGGTCGAGCGCGAACCAGAGCGCCGTCGCTCCACCGATCAGCGCGAGCATTCGACTCATGGCGCTTTGAAGCCGCTGCAACTGATCTTCACGCTCGCGCCTGATGTCACGTCGGCGGCGAATAGCGCGGTGGCCGCCGTCGGTTGCCGGAGGGGAGCGGGAAACGCTTGCGCCGTGCCCCCGTAGTTGATGCCGGCTGGGAAGGTCCAGAACGTAGTACCCCCGTTCCCGTCTTGGAGCACGACATCTGTACCGACCGTGGCGTGTGAATTGGATACGGTGCAGGCGGTCACATAGTTGCGTTGGCTAGCCGGCGGCGCCTGGATCAAACTCGTGGATGTCGTGCCGGTCATGGCGACGGTGATCGCGCCGCTCACGAGATCCTGGGGACTGGCGTACGGCAACACCACGAGCTTCCCGAGATCGTCAACAGGAACGGGGATGTACGTGCCCGATGTCTTTTGGCCCCACACCCGACTGTCAGTGGTGCTGCTCGTACTTGGTGCTTGTTGCTGCGCTACGATCACTACCGTTAAGGCGAGCGCGAAGAAAAGCCCGAGACTATAACGCGCACTCAGTTTGAGCACTGCTCTAACTCCTTCCACCGCCGCGATGCGCTCGTCTTTAGTCGACGCCGCGGCCGTGTTTCCGAGACGCGGCCCGGCCCATCGCGGCCGTCGCCACGGGTTTCTGGCCGCCCCACCCTTTCATCATCTTCTGCCCGGAGAACGGCTCGTGCCGCGGCACCGGCTTCCCGACCGCGTTGCTGATGCCGCCGAGCGTCCGATCGACGTGGCCCATCATCGCCGAGTGGTTGCCGAAGGCGTGCTTCTTCGACGGCATGTAGGACTCACCGGACCCACTGTTGTCGTAGTGGTGTTCGACGACGTACCCGCCGTTCTCCGTCGTTTCGATGCTCATGCGGCTCACTTTGGGCTTCCGCCGGCTGCCGACCATCCCGCCGGCCGTGCCACCGCCCGTCGGGCTCTCGCTCATCGCGGTCTGATAGCGCATTTAGGTAACTCCTGCCGCGGAAATAGGGCGGGCCGGGCTGCTACACCCGGCCCTATCCGTCGTTGGGGCGCGGCTCCCTCCGCCGGAATGTTGTTACGCCAGCCCGGCCTTACCGAAGTCGCGGGGCAGCGTGTCCCCGCCGCCCAAGGCGCCCGCGGCACCCATCGCAGCGAGTTGATCGTGGGTCAGGATCTTGATGTCGGTGAAGTCCGTTTCGTACACGTCCTCGTTCGTCAGCCCGAGCGGCAGCGTCAGGCCGGCCCGCAGATGGTCGCCCGCGAGTTCGAGCATTTGGCCGAGGCTCGTGGTCACGATGTTCCACTCGTAGCGCCGGTACGACGGCGAGCCTACGCCCCGCACGTGGAACCGATCGCCCTGGCCGCCGCCAGAGGCACGAACGGGCACGTAGACAGCCGTACGGGTCAAGATCGGTGCTTTCGGCATCACTTCACTCCTGGGTCGTTGGCCCGGTAATGCGGCCACTGCGAACCCCGTTCCAACAGTTGATCGAGCGCGTAGTTTCCGGTCGGTGTCGCCGCGGACACCCGCAGGATGTCGGTGAAATTGCTGTCGAACAGGTCCTCGTCCTTGATGTCGTCGCCGGGCCGCTTCGTGATGCTGCGCCACTCCACCATCTGCCCGAGGGTCTGGTGCGTCACCAGGCAGAAGTCGAGCTGATGGATCGTCCCGTCCGTGAGCAGCTCGTAGAGCAACGACCGCGACACGAGGGGCGGCTTAGGCATGGGCCAGCTTGTCCTCCAGCGACGACGGCGCCGCCTGCGTCAGATCCGCCTTCGTGTAGCAGACTTGGTTGAACGGCATCAGCCCGACCTTCATGCATTCCGCGACGAACTTCGCGCGGTCGGCCCAATAGTGTTCCGCGTGGTTCGGGTCATCCAGTACGGCGTTGTTGGCAAACAACACGCCACCGGGCCGGATGCGCCGGGCAATTTCGTACAGCGCGATCTGCCACTCCCCATCCGGGAGGTGCTCGAGCACGTCCATCGCCACGACGATGTCGAACATCCGGTCACCGAATGCCGGCACCCCGCCACGCGACTCGTAGAACGACAGCGGGACGTGATGTTGCTTCGCCCGCCACTTCAGGAACTCGAGCGTGCCCGTCCCTTCGATGTCGGCCGCCATCACGCGGTGGCCCTTCATCGCAAAGTAGAACGCCGGAATGCCGATGCCGCAGCCGAAGTCGAGAATGTCCTTCGGGCTGCTGTGGTTCACCGTGTTCAGAATGAACTCCGTGGCCTTCCGCTTGTCGCGCGACTGCGTGTTGAACCAGACCTGCCGCGCGACTCGCTCTTTCGGAAAAAGGCGATACCACTCCGCGTCAGTCCCACCGGCCGCGCGATGCGTGTCCCAATGCTGATGGAACTGTTGGGAGTAGGTCATCATCTCGTCGTAGTCGGTGTAGCCGGTCCAGAGCAGCGCGTCTTTCACCAGGTCGTCGTACACGGCCGCCGTGATGAACTGGGTTTTGTACTCGCCGGGGATCTGGTCCTCCACCTGGAATTGGTGCCGGTTCCGGCTCGAAACTTCCGCTTGTTCGACCTTGAGGTGGGCGAACTCGATCGAGGTGTCCGCCCACGTCTCGTAGCCTTTTTCAGCAGCCTTCCGACATAGCTGCACGTCGGTGCCCCACTCGAACTCGGGCCCGAAGTACGGATACGACAGGTGCTCAAACACCTTCATCTTGACCAGGAGGCACCCGCCGCCGGCCACGTCGACCTTTTGTAGCGTGTGCTCAATTTCCTCGTCTCGGAGGAACCGATAGCCGCGCTCCGTGGTTTGGGTCATCAGGACCGGCGCGCAGGCGCCTTCCTTCTGGTAGTACAGGACCCCGCAGATATCTTTGTCGTGCGCCACGAGCTTCTCGACGAACCCGTACGCGTCGGTCGCGCCCTGGGTGTTCAGCACGTTGAAGATCATGTCGTCGTCGATCATCAGTAAATAGTCGGCGCCGAGTTTGATCGACCACTCCGCCAGGTGATGCCGGGCCCGGAACTGTTCGCTCTTGCTCCGAACACCGAGCTTGAAGTCGAACTGCGGCAACCGGCGTCCCAGGTGGAACGCGAACCGCATGTATTCCTCGAGGATCTTGGGTGGCACCGGCCCGTAGCAGGGGATGCCCACGAGAATAAGCGGTCGTCGAGGGTCGGCGCTGTCGGCGCGCTTCTTACCGAACATCGTCGCCTCCGATCATCCGCTCGTCCGCGGCGGTGCCGGGTGGCCGGACCTTGAACCCGAACAGCGGAAAGCCGAACTCTTGCAGGAACTCGTCCCGGTGCGGGAAGTCAATGATGCCCAGGCGCACCTTGATCCATTCCCAGACGCTCAGGACGCGGATCTCGCGCAGTGACCGGGTGCCGCAGCACGGGGTCGTGCCTTCCTTCCCGTCGCCGAAGAGTTGCGTGTGGGTCACGATCCGGCCGCAGTCCTTGCACCGCATGATCCAGTCGGACCCTCGATCGTATTTCTCGTAGTAGGGCCGGTGACGGGCCAGCCGCTTGCCGAACGCCTCGGCTTGCTGCTGACCCATCTCGCCGGTTGATGAACTTCTCATGGCCGCGCTCCTTGAGAGTGTGTGAAACGAGTGTTACAGCGACTTGATGAACGCGGCGATCGCCGCGGTAGTGAACCCCGAGGTCGCGCCGAACGCGAAGCCGCAGGGGAAGGACACGATCGTCTTGGACGCCGTCGAGATCGACTCGAGGCAGAACAACGATCCAGCGATGTTGATGATGAGCGGACGACCGGCCACGATCGCCGGGGTGCCACCCGTCACCGTGCGGCAGCGCACCGCGGAGTGATAGCCGTAGACCTGCATCAGTCCGTAGCCGCCGGCCGCGACCGCTTCAGCCAAGATGCCGGCCGTCGCCATGCCCGCATTCGTGGCACGCGCAGTCGGTCGGGTGACGCCCAGGCCGTCCTTATCCGTGCCGAAGTCCCAAATGTACGCCTGCCCGTTCGTGCCCGCCGCCGTCGAGTACGACTGGAACACGGTCACGAACAGCTTTTCCGGGTCGGTGCGGTTGACGCGCTGCGCCAGCAAGCCGTCTTGCAAGGTGAGCAGACGGCCGAAGGCGTGCGCGACACTCAACCCGGCGCGAAAGAGCACGTTCGGGTTGAACGCGAAGTAGATCAGCACGAGTGTGGCGAAAAACAAACCAAGCATGGGGTTCATGTGAACAGCCCTCTTCAAACGGGTTGACAGAAGTGAAGGTGCCGCGCTTCCCTTCGTGTCCTAAGATCTCCCTGACGCGATCCGGCGAGTCAGCAGCTCGCCGGACAACCCGCGTTCAGCGTTACGAGGTGATGGTCGTGTCGATCTTGCCGTAGACGCCCTGCTTGCGCCGGTTCGAGCAGCCCATTGCGCCGAGCCACAGGATGTGCGCGACCTTCGCGTCTTGGTTTTCCGGCTTGACGAACGGGCCAGGCGCGAAGTTGGTTTCGCGGTCCACCTTGATCCCCCAAAATTTGGAGTTCAGCATGTACCACGAGCCCTTCGTCTGCGTCACCGTGCCGTCGCCCGCATCGGGCACGAACTCATCCCAGGTCACCGGCTTCCCGTAGAACGCGACGTTGTCGAACGGGATGTCCGCCACTTGGTACGAGGGGTTGCGGTGCGCCGCCGCCAACGCCGCCTCGTAGAGTTCCGCGGTGCCCTGATCAAGCAAATGGAGATCAGGCGGCCCACCGGGACCCTTCGAGCAGTCGTTGCGAAGGTGCCGCAGCTTCTGCAAGAACTTCGCGTACGTGGTGTCGTTGGTGCCGTCGGCCGTCTTGTTGCGCCACCAGGTATTCGCCACCTGATCGATGTTGCCGATCGTGAGGGCGGACGCCGGGTTGAACGCGACCTGCTTGGCGATCGGGTCGATGAACACCGCGCCGTTGATGGTCGAGGTGTACGCCGTGTCGATCGTCGATCCGCCCGCGCCCTGCAACATGCGCTGGTTGAAGAACGTCTGGATGCCGAGTTCCGCCTGCTGCGTCTTGCTCTCGAGCAGGTCGAGCAACTTGGCCTCGCCGCGGTTCTTCTTCATCTCGAGCCCACTGATGGAGATCGGGACCGCGGCCTGCCGCCAGTCGTAGAACGCCATCGTGATGCCGTCGGCCGGCTGCGTGTCCAACACGTCGTAGCCGCTGTACACGTCGGCGTTGCCCAGCTCGTACATGAGCGGCATCGCCATACGTTCGCCGAGGTCGGACACCTTCTTGTAGCCGCCCTTGACGCGCCGCATCAGGGTGTACATGAAGGCGTTCGCCGTGCTGATCGTGTCCTCGAGTGTTCGTCGGTAATTGAACAGCGTCGTCGACAGAACGGCGTCGTAATTGAGGGTCAAACTGGATGGTGTGGCCATCGGAACAAGCTCCTTCTCACAGACAGATGAACGCGCCTACTACCGGCACTTCCACCATCCACCTGGGTCGAGGGCTCTGGCCGCGGGCGCTGCGAGGAACTTGCTCCGAAGAGGGTCCTTGTCGCTGGCCTGCGCGCTTGCTCGTGGCGTTTGGGTCGGCCGAACGTCTCTACGTCGGGACAAATTGCCCCGACCGGGACAATTTGTCCCGCTACTCGTCGTCGTCGCCGTCGTCGAATTTCACACCGCGGACGGCTGCCTTGTAGGCGTCGCGGATACTCACCGGCCCGCGAGGGCGTCGGCGAATGTGCTCGTCGGTGACGGTTGGCCCCGTGGCGCGGCGCTCGCCGCTGCGCGCGGTGTTCAACTTCGTCAGCCGTTTCTTCATCAAGCGTCGGGCCTCTTTGTCGATCGTCTCTTTCGAGGTGGCCGCGGCCCGCTTGTTACTCACCGTGTCGTACAGAAACTCGAGAAAGTCCTTCTCACTCATCGGCACGCTGCGGAAGGGTTCGCCGTTGCGTCCACCCACGAGCGTCGCGGCGAGATCGTCCATCTCGGTCGTAAAGTCCTCGTCCTGCGCGTCCGGGTGCTTGGTGTAGAACGACTCCATCACCCGATCCGACTCCGCTTCCGCGTTGCCGCGGGTCAGCGTCACCGTCGCATCCTCGAGCCCCTTCACGCGCTTCTCGACGGTGTGCCCGGCGATCTTGGTCAGCGCTTTGGTCATCGCCGGCCCGAGCTGGTCGGCCATGTACTCAAGTTCGGGCCCGAGGTCCTTCTTGAACTCGTCCATGATCGTGGCGACGAAGTCGGTCGTGTCCTCGTCGGCCGCCGCGGGCTTGCCTTTGGCCTTCCCCTTCGGCGCGATCTCCGCCGCCAGCTCCGCGGGGTCCATGCCGTTCATCCGCGCGAGCCGCTTGATGGTGTCGACCGGGTCCTTCTCGTACGCCTGGACGAGCGGCAGGTAGGACAGCAGCCCCTTGTAGCTCTTGGCCTGCTTGGCGATCTCCTGCGTTTTCTTCGTGTAGGACGCCTGGAACGCTTTTAATTGGGCCTGCGGGTCGTTAGGATGGGCCCGTTGGATCGCCTTAATTTCCTTGTCTGTCAGCAGCTCCGCAGCTTTGGCGGGCGGCTTTGCGTCCTCATCCTCGTCCTCTGTCTCGTCGGCTTCGTCGTCCTCTTTGGTGTCGTCCTCTTCCTCGTCAGCATCATCGGCGGGTTCTGCGTCGTCTTCGTCCGCGTCGTCTTCACCCTCACCAGCCGCTGAGTCCTCGTCCTCATCCTCTTCTTCGCCCTCGTCGCCAGCCTCCGCAGCCTCGTCGTCGTCATCGGTGTCGGCGTCACGGCCCGATCGGGCGGGCACCGTGACCGCACCGCCGGCCGTCGCCGAAGCGATCGCACTGCGGAACGCGCTGCGAATGTCGGAACCGCCGGCCGTGGCCGGGGCGTAGAGCGGGTCTGCCATCAGTCGCTTCATGTGCTACCTCAGTAGGTGCCGCGCGGCACAGGGGGCTTGAACGATCCGGCGGCACGCATTCCCCTCATGCGCGTCCCGAGCCCGCCCTTCGGCGGATGCAGGAACCCTTTCAGGTTCCGGTGCGGGTGCTGCGTGCTCACGTGGCCCGGCAGTCCCTTCTCTTTCGTCGCGGCGAAGTCGTGGAGCTGCTGGTGACTCATCGTCGACCGGAGCTTCTCCGCCATCGGGAAGGTCGCGCCGTGTTCGGCCGCCCCAAACAGACGCCGTTGCGCCTTAGAAACCGCGGGCACCTAATAGCCCGCCTTCTTCTTGAACGCGCCGGCCGCCTTCATCTTGCCGATGGTGCCGCGGAGCTTGCTGCCTTTCTTCCCGAACGGCATCCTTGGCTTCATAACATCCTCTGAAACGAAAAAAGCCGGACCATCCCGTGAGGGACGATCCGGCTGCGGTGGTTCCGGTGGGCCGGCGAATAGTGGGGGAGCGGCTGTCTGGTGGTTGCCAGAAGTCTGCGGCAGCCGCCCCCCGATACACCCTGCGGTGGTTTATAGCAAAAACTGCGCTACAGAATGCGCTAAAGCTCGTCCGGCGTCAAGCGGTGGAGCGGTCCTTGCTATAGTTCAGCCTATGGATCTCATCCTTCTCGTGCTCGTCTTGGTCGCGATCGGCTTCTTCGTGTGGCTGTTGACAACCAAGATCCCCATGCCACCAGGCTGGGCGCAAACCATTCAGATCGGCACACTCATCGTGCTGGTGCTGTTCCTTCTGACTCGGTTTGTCCACCTGCCAAACGTCCTGCCGCACTAGGCTTTTCCCGGACGGCGCCACGGGACGACGTGGGCTTCCACCTTCTGTGGCTTCCCGTCCGGGCTGAAATGGATCTCGATCGACGCCGGGTAGACCGGCAGGCCCATTGCCTTCACGAGCTGCACGAGCAGGTACATCACGTGGTCGTCCTTGGCCGCGCGCTCGAGGTCCGTCACAAGCGCCACTTCGTTTCCTGTGTCGGCATGGCCTTGCGACGGAACACCAACCGGAACGGTGGGGGACACCAGCCGTACACCTGCACGTCGATGATGTCGTCGGCTTCCTCCACGAGCATCCCAATGAACTCGTAGTAGCGACCGTGAGCCGGCACCATCGACCGTGTCACGTGAACCTCTGACCGATAGAACATCCGAAAGAACTTCACGTCGTTGTCCCACACCGGCTTGTGGCCTTTGAACGTTAGCGCCTCAGTCACGGGTCCGCATCCCTCCAGGCGAGGTCATCACGAACCGCTCGAGCGGTTCCTCGAGTTCGTCAAGCAGCTCCGCGCAGAGCTTTAAGAGGTCGACGTGTTCCATCGCCGCGCACGCTGGATGCCGCTGAAGCTCCCGACCGATACTTCGCCGCAGCGAGATCAGCCGAGTACGAAACTCCCGCGGCGTCATTCGGCTCACCGGCTAAACACCCGTCCGCTCGAGCGGTGGTCGCCCCCAGGCGCGTGCCCGCGGTCCCGCTCCTGCTTCTCGTGTTGCCGGCGCTCCGCGCGCTCGCCGAGCGTCGCCTTACTCGGCTTGTCCCGGTAGTCGACGTGCGCGCTCCGCATCTCCCGGTGGCGTTGCGCGAGCGAGTCGATCTGCTTGCCGAGCGCAAAGTCGAAGTAGGGGATGAACGGGTGATAGGTCGTCGGCGGTTCGTGTCGGTCGCGGCAGAACGGGGACATCGGGGAGGTCCACGCTGTCTGGCACGCACGGCAGTACGAAAACTCCTGCTGACAGGTCGTCGAACAGAACCATGTTTCGTGCGTTCCTTCCACCTCGCGGAACTCACCGTCCGACCCACAACGCGGGCACTTCAGGATGAACTCTCTCACTTCACACCTTCGTTTGCATCGCCCGCAGCCCGAACAGGATCTCCTGCCGGAACCACGCGGCGACGTTTTGTTCCTTTTCCAACCGCTCGACGCGGGCGTTGAGGCTGCCGCCCTGCTCGCTCGCGTTCTGCGCCTTCAGGTTCGACACGTCCTGCGCGATGAACCGCAGCCGGTTCTCCATCGCCTGATGCAACGTCATCAACACCTCGAGCTGGGTCGGTCGCCGTGTGCGTTTCTTCTTCGTCGGTCGTGATGGGTATTGCCGCGTTGTCATCGACTGTCCACCCTTTCCGCTGTCCGATCGCCATGATGCGCTTCACGAACCGTTCAAAGTCGACCGGCTCGAGGATGCACCGCTCACTGCCCACGTCGACCGTGAAGTTCTTGTCGGCGTGTTCGTAGATCACGATCGCGTCGTCGCCCAGGTCGAAGTCGAGTAGGGCTCGCTTGGCCGGCCGGCGCGCGGCGTCTGTCCGCTTATCGAGCAGGCTCACGTCCGCGGTTTCACTTGTTTCAGGTCGGTGACTTGCTGCCACGGACCCTCGAGCACGTCGACCGCCATGAAGTCCGCCGACGCGATCCGCTGCACTTCGTTCACCTTGTTCACAACGTAGGTGTCGACGACGACAGCCCCGCTCTCGAGGGTGCGCTTGTTATGGCGAACGACCGCCGGAACTGTCTCGAGCCCCATGATCACGTCGAACTCGTTAGCAGGGTTGCCGCGCAGGGTCACTTTCCACATCTCATTGCACTCCTGGCGTCGGGTTGCCGGCCGCACGGCCCGTAGCAGGGCCCGGCATCTCGAGCGCGTTCGCGTCGCCACCGTCGCCCATCATCGGCGGCATGGGCGTGGCTATTTGTGCGGCCATTCCGGACAAGTTCTCTTCCCGCATGAGGATCGCCATCAGGATCGGTCGCAGGGATGGGTTGGCGAAGTCGTCGCCCTTGATCGCGAACGACAGCTTCATCGGTTCCGGCATCTTCGCCTGCGCGGCCTTGGCCTGCTCCGCCGCGGCGGCCTGCTTCAACAGCTCTTGCCCGACGCGCCAGATCTCCCGGATCTCCTGGTCGCTCCGTACGCCGTTCAGCCGGAGCGTCTTTCGCAGCAACGGACTCGGATCGTCCGGGGCGTTCGGGTTCGGCACAAACAGCAAGCTGGCGAGGTTCGGGTTCGTCAACAGCGTCAGCACGACGTTCCAGGCGTTCCGCTGCGCGTCCTCTGCGACCGGCGAGAGTGACGACACGTCGATACTCACGTCGACGTCGAGATCGTCGATGTCCTCCGTGTCGATCTCCCGCCACAGCTCCGCCTGTTCCTCCGTCTGCTTCGCGTTGGCGAAGGTGAACGGGTCGACGCCCTGCTTCACCATGAACTCGCCCTTGAAGTTCTCACGCATCGTCAACAACATCAGCCGGCAGATCTCGCCGAGCCAGTTCGCCACAATGGTGCGCGCGTGCGACTCCCGGATCGATGCCTTCGTGTTGACGATGTTCGCTTGCGTCGCCGTCGGGCTCGAGGGTTGGTTGCGGTCCTCGCCCGTCACCCCGGCGATCGTGTTCAGGTCCTTCTCGGTTTCCGCCAGCTCCCGCCAGTTCTGCGCGTCGAGCGGCGCGTCCTCGATCGGCTGAATAGGCTTATGGCCGGTGCCGATGTCCGGCACCTCGATCATCACCATGTCCTCGCCCGTCTCGAGCTTCTCGCGTTCCTCTGGCTTCACCTTGGGGTCCACCATGTAGCGCCGCAGCGCGCGACGCCGATGCACCTTCTGCATCTCGCGCGTCTCATTGATCTCGTCCTGCGGACTCATCCAGTTGTAGATCGGTGGCAGGGGGTAGTAGTCGTCCTTCCGCTCGAAGAACTTGATGCCGGCCAGGGGGAGGAAGTCGAACGGCCGCTCCTGCAAAAACTTGGTGTGCCCTTCGGCGTGCACGATGCGCGTCCGCTGGCGCAGGTCCCAAATGCGCCACACGCGACACATCCCCCGCCGGCTGCCGCGTTCGTGATCGTGCTCGTCGCTGTCGTAGTCGTCGTCCCGTTCGGCCCAAAACGACGCGCTCGACTTCAACGTGTCGGTGTTCTCGTAGTCCGGGTTCGACTTCAGGTCGGCGATGCGCTCCCACGTGTAGTAGCCAACCCAGTCATTCCGATCGAGGCGGTTGGTGCCGGGGCTGGCCCGGAACGCCCAGGCCGGCACCCGCACAAGGTAGAGCATCTCGGTGCTGCCCGGCGCGAGCTTCTTCTCCGCCTCCGAGAGATAGACTTCGTCCTCGCTGTCGTCGTCCGGGTCCAGCATCGCCTTGCCCTCGTCGTCGAGGATCGGCTTGCCGGCGTTCGGGTTGTCGAGCCATTCCGCCGAGTAGCCCACTTCCACCATGCCGAACCGGCTGTAGGCGTCGCGCAACGCGAGGCTCGTCTCGTGCGTGAAGAACGTCTTAGGATCGTCGACGCGCGTTTGCAGCGTCTGTTCGATCAATGTCGCCCTGGCGGACGCCTTACTGCGGTCGGTCCACTGGTGGTCGGGCCGCGCTTCGCACTCCACCCGCGGCCTCGAGAACAACAGGGACGGAAGCTGCGTCTCCACCGTGGCGAAGATCATGTTGATCACGTACTTCATCTTCGCTTGTTCTTCCGGGACGCCGCGCCACTGCTCACCCTCGTAGTAGTCGTCGAGGTGTTTACACTCGAACCGTTCGCTCCACTTCTTGTAACGCTTGTCGGCGCGCATGATGCGGTTGTCCAGCATCCGCGCCTTCCGGCTTTGTTTCTCTCGAGGACCGTCGGGCGGGTCGGGTTTGTTCTTCTTCCGGCCGCCCTTGGCTCGCGACGGGGCGTTCGGCTCGAACTCGGAGCCCATCTGACGCGCGACCGCTTCGGTGCGGGCGTCCATCTGGCCGTTTCCCTTGGCCGGCGGTCGGGCCGCTTTCGTTGGCGGTGCCTTCTTTTTTGCCATCAGTCAGACTCCTGCCGCGCCTCAGTCTCGTATTGGTGCCACTTCGCCGCGAACCCCTGCTCGACGCTCATCGAGCGGTAGTCGTTCATCCGTTCGTGCTGCGTGAAGCCAAACGCGCATCGCTCGCACTGCCACATCGGCGAGCCTGAGAGCTGCTTGATCGTCCCGCCGCACGGGCAATGGCCCCACTGCATCTGGTCGAACAGATCGCTCATTCCTGAATGTCCGTCAACACGCCGGTCTGCTGGGGGGAAACCTGCGACTGTTTGTAGAGTGCCCGCAGCGCCACCACGAAGGCGTCCCATGAATTCTCGTGGTTCTGCTTCCGCTCCTGTCGCATCCACCCGTGATAGGCGGAGTGCAGCACGTCGTTCTCCCGATCGCTCAGCAACTCGCCCTGGTCGACACGGTGCTGCAGGTCCACCGGGTCGCCGGCCATCGCGCGCATCGTCTCCTGCAACGTCGGGTTCGGCTCCTTCACCTGTTGCAACCGGCCCCCCTGCTGCAATTCGAGGTCGCGGCACCGGTTGGCGAGCTGCGTCAACGCCTGCACCGCCATCACGATCGTCTCGCGGTCCCGCTTCCCCTGCCGCTGCACCATCGAGCGCAACCGCTTCACGAGGAAGTCGAGCGTCATTAGCCCTTCCGCCGCCGGCACCCTCACATGACCCCCGTTTTCGCCTGGCTCATCGAGATCTTCTGCGCGAAGTACTGCGACCGTCGGGCCTCCACCCTCGCCTTGATGTTCTCGAAGGCGTCGTTCAGGAGGTCCTTCGGATCATTCTCGAGGTGCCCGTTCGCCGCCAGCACGGCTCGAGCCACGACGAGACACGCGGCATCGAGTGCCCACGCATGGCCGGCCATCTCGTGTTGTTGCGGGCGTAGGTGGAACAGCAGCGCGATCACCTTCTCGGCGATCTCGTTCCGCAGGGCCAAGTCCGCGGGTTCTTCGATCGGAATGTCGTCGGCCTCTGGTTCACTCATTCGGTGATGCCTTTCAAGTAGTCTGGTCGCGTGTCACCCGTGAACCCACGTGCGAACATCTCTCGGCCCGCCAGCACCATCGCGTAGCGGATCACGTCACTGATCATCGACGGCTCGTTCCGACAGAGCGTCTCGAGGTTCGACACCGCCTCTCGACTGATCGGCGCGAAGCGTCGTAGGAACTCTTCCACGCTGATGCCTTGCAGGATCTCGACCTTGGGCCGCTCAGGGAACTCGCGCATAGGAAACGGCAGGCCGGCGTTGAGCACGTCGTCGTAGTTGATCATCGCGGGCCTGTCCCTTCCCCGATGCGCTCGTAGCCGTCAACGAACGGTGTAGCCGGCGAGAACGACGTGTAGCCGTCCTGATAGACCACGAAGTAGCCGCCCGGCTCTGCGTGCTTCTCTTCGACCCACTTCGTCGCGACCATGAGGCGTTCGTGCCCTTCACGAAACTCGAGCCACGCCACGCCCGGCGCTCCCAACCGAATGCCCGTGATCTGCTCTGCCCACACCGTCTTGGTGCAGAGGAACCGCCCCATCTTGATCTGATCGATGAAGGCGAAGATGCCGCCGCGCGTGTCAGTCATCGAACCCTCCCTTGCCGCTTGATCTGCCGAATGAGCTTTTGCACCGCCTGGAACGAGCCCGGCGCCACGATCCGCTTGGTCGGTGGCGCCGCCGGCCGCGACGCGATGAAATACCGCGTCGGGTCGTAGCCGTGGTCCGTGATCGTCGGGTCCCGCTCGTCCGAGAACACCGGCTTACCCAGGTCGGTGCCGATCTTAACCCGACGCT